CCAGTCTTCGTCAAGAGACCAAAACCAATTAATCAGTTCTATATAAGTCATATATCTTTCAAATAATTATCCACCACTTTAATAAACTCGTCTAATGACCGAACAACGATGTATTTGTTACCATTTGCCTCACATTCCTTTTGCCATTCTTTTTGGACCGGTCTTTGGTATTCTCCCGGCTTTTTCATTTCCACACACAAAGCTCCATAGAAACGATTGCTCTTAAGAAGTATCAGGTCTGCGACTCCGGGAAGCATACCTTCATCTTTCATATAAGCTCCGTTCCTTGCAGAACGTCTTGCCGCATTAGGAACAGCAAACAGCATATTTCTGAGATGGGGATATTTTAAACGGAAATATCTAACACAAGAACATTGTATTTTATGCTCTTCATTTTTGGGCTTACTACGGCTGCTTGCCACACAAGCCTTGGATTTCATCTCTTCGTATGTCATAATTATTATTTATGTAGTACGGCATATCATTTGTCTTTTAGTTCAACTCCCAAGCATAATACTTTGTCAGACACACCTACATCATCAAATTCAAGCTCTGAATAACTTGTTTCGTATGGATAAGGATATATCTTACCGTACTTCTTATGTAACTTGATTATGTCTTCATCCGTCAATTTACGTCTAATACGCATTTCTATCTCGTAATCGTCAGAAAGATTTTCAATGACCTTTCTAAGCTGACCTACTGTCTTAATTTTGTCTATTCTCATAATCTTCGCCAATTAAAAGCCCCGAAGCGTATTCTCCGGGGCACAACCATTATTTACTAACCCTTGCCATTGATGTGTGGCTCACATTTATGAGGGATAAGCAGGAGTCGAACCTACACAAGTATCGTCTGATTTCTCGCTTTCGTCCGTAGATTGGCTATCCTACGATCTTTAAACTACTCAACAAATGTATTACTCTCAGCTACGGTCTTGATGACTTCCATTTCTATGTACACTTGAAATTTCCATTCATTTAGTCTTAGCACCCTATGACCATTTTATCCCATGTTTGCCCACCCTATCTTCACAGACCGGGAAGGCATAAAGTTTATAAGAAAATAAATCTAAAATTATCCTCACCGTTAGGTTCTTCGCCCGGCATATCATTACCGAAATCCATCGGAATGAACCAATCTGAAATAAACTCTTCCATAACTAAATCAAATCAATTATTTTGGTTTTAACAATCGCATCCAATCTCATATCAGACAAACCTTGTGAAAGGTGTTGTTCCATCAAAGTGTTTGCCTCCTTTAAATCCTTTGCGCAAACCAAATTATAGTATTTCAATTCTTTCTCATTGCCGTTCTCATCAATCTGAGTATCTACAATGGTAGCCTTGAAGAATGGCTTGTCTTCTGTCTTTTCGTTGATTATCTCAATGATGTTTGAACGTGAAATGGAGAAGACATCAGATTCCATATTATCGGATGCGTACTGTTCAAGCCCTTTGGCTTCCGCTTCTGCAAAAAGTGAGCAGTCTGTAATGAAGTGTTCTTTTACTTCTTTTTCAAGACCGTCCTTGTTAGGTTTCATCACCTTTAACTTTACCTCGTAATACATATCATTCCTCCTTTGTCTTGTTACGTTCCTTAATCATTGCATCAGCTATTTGGTAAGCTGATTTAGCCTGTCCTTTATAGTAGTAGTTTGTAACACTAACTTCTTTGGACGGGAAAAACAATGTGACAATCCTGTTCCATAAAGTTCTCCTGCGTTTTGCTGTCATCATCATGCACTTCATTGCTTCAAGCGCAATATGATCGCGCGAAATATTCGATTCCATAATTTTATTGCTTTAATTGATTAATAATTTGTCTTTTGATTTTCTTGTACAGCTTCCCGACAAAACGTCCATGCTTCTCTGTTCCGTCATCGGGCAACTCGTTTTTATAAATATGAAGAAGTAACTGGATGAGAAGCACTTCTTGTTTTGTCAAAGTAAGTTTCATGATAATAACCTAAAGGAGCGATTCTATATCGCAAAGTTCAGCATATATCAACATCAGCCATACTATTATTTGTAACAGGATAGCCATATAATTATCACTGTCATTCTTATAAAACAATATCAAGAAAGATATTGCCATAATGATAAAGGCACTAATTCGTATAATCATTGTTTCAGATATGAAATTTGTTTTGTTCGACCTCTATCTCCATCAACTGAATCAAACGTTCTTCGTCTGGAGATGGGATATATATGCCACATTGGGCACTCGAAAAATTCCGAAACCGCTCAATAGTTAGGCTCATCTCCGCGCTGTCAAGATCAGAAGAACTTCGTAGATACTTTATCCGACCCAAAAACTTGTCTTCTCTCTCACGGACGAAAGTGTCTTTGTTGCAGAGAATCTTGTAATAGTTCCGCTTTACATATTCCATCGTTTCACCGATTTGGCAACCGAAATAAGCAAGGCAGACATGAAGGTATTTGTTCTGATTTAAAGATCTTTGCGGTTTCTTTTCCGTCAATTCAAACACCTTCTGTTCCTTTATCAACTTCTCCAGCTTCGCTCTTGCCTGCTGGACGTGGAGAGGATTAGAGCCATCGTACTTCATCAGAAGGGCAAATCTAGATCATTATCCGACACGCTAGGAGCATTATTTATATCCTCTGGGGTGGGTGATGTATTCTGAGGTATAAACTCTTTGAGGTCCCCGCAGATATAGTTCCTTCCTTCTACCCGTTCCTCCTTTTTAGGGGAACAAGTGATGAAATGCGTATGCCCAAACTGGGATTTCTCTCTGCGCTCGATAACAGCCACATTCACATAGATTCTTTCAACTCCATCTTTACACTTAATTTTCTTCATCTGCTCACGAGGTATATCAGAGAGACAGATAGAACCACTTAAAATTGCCATAATTAATTTTCTATTTTTTCTTTTAATAAATACTTGGTTAAATCTCTGTATTCTACCCACTCTAAAAAAGAGTGTAATAGATTCATATTATCCTGCTCCATACCATCATAACGATAACATGTAATAGCAGGCTCATAGCGTTTCAATGGAAGTCCTCTGACATCATATCCATGCTTATCTTTGTCGTATCCTTCAAAGATGAACAAGTCAAAGTGAAACACGTCTAAATTGAATAGCTGGAGATAAAATCGCCATTGGCAAGAATTGATGTAATCGGCATCGGTAGGATAAGAATATTTAGTCTTAATGTCCCTGATCTCCACACCATTCACCATATCGGCACATCCTGTTATAATAGCATCTCCAAAATCCTTATACAGTCTTATCTCATGAAAAGCATTCGGGTATTCGTTACGATAGGAAAGCGCGGTCTTGCATTGTGCAATATCCATAATCACTTTATCACCTTCAATGTCAAAGGATCTACCACAAGGAACAGGCTCTTTTTGTTCTTTATTATAATGGAGGAAGGTACGTTCTCCTGCATCTACTTTATCACATTTCGGTGTACCTTCTTCCACTATTTTATGAAATGCCTGTCCAATTTTTGTATACACATTACCCGTGAACTTGCCTGTTATACTGTCAATAACGGATTGCTCCGTTATCTCATAGTTGGCATAATCGCTTTGCTCTATGTACTTTCGGAATGCTTCTAAAATTGTTACGCGAATTAGCGGTATCATACTTTCACGAATAACTTTTTATCTTGATCGAAAGTGAATCCTTTTGCTGCAAGACTCTTCTGCATCTCAGAAAAGAAGGGTACTCGCATAATTTTAGGTAATAGTTTTGTAGCCTCCATCAAGGCAAGAATATCTTCATCGGTCATTGCGGCGGCAAGCTGTTCACGTATTGCCGCAAGCTGTTCATTAGCTTTTGCTTGTGCTTCTCCTTTTCCTTGAATTGATATCTTCACTTTCGATATAATGTCAGACATACATGTATCAAACTCGGTTGTTCCATAATCAGGTATTACCACAGTTCCAAGTCCTGCTACATTTTTGCCTACAAAATTATCCAACGGTGCAAATGAAATAGAACGCTTCCCATTTTGTATGAATACATATCCAACTTGGTCAGCTATCCTGACAAGCAGGTCTTTTGATTGCCCTGTGCAATCCGGAGAGTGCTTTATCACATCACCGTCTGCCGTTTCCTTGTCATGGCATATAAAAACAATGTCAGAACCATTCGAGCGAAGAAAGTTGACGAACTCTTTAAAGTCCTCGCCCATCTGCCCAAACCGTTTTAAAGTATTAGTTTTCAATTTATAATTATTGTCAATAGCATATTGACTCAGATAATCGTCTATCATTGATTTGGCTGTATCGACAACTATTGTTTTGTAATCTTTCATAGATTCACGTTCTGAATCAATATCTTTCCAACATTTAGCCATTATGGTATCACAACGTTGTACTGCGCGGTCTGCCCCCCTGTCGCAATCTATCAATAAAGGATTATCCGCTGTTGTAGCTACTGAGGTTTTCCCACTTCCGGGTACTCCATATAATACAATAATTACAGGACGCTCCGGTAAAACATCATTTTTCTTAACTATAGGCATAATATTTAAATTTTAAAATGTTCGCTTTTACCAACACAAAAAAGGCAGGTCCGCAGTCCTTACAAAGTTCCGCTTCCTGCCATGATATCTTTCCGATTCTTCAAGCTCGTTTTCAAGAGAATCGATTTCTTCATTAAGCAAAGATATATACTTGCCCTTACATTCAGCATTGAATGTGAACCTTACCGATTCCTCACTCATTGACAGGACTATATCAAGCTCTGAATAAAGTTTATCCAGTTCATCGCTTATCTGTCTTATAGTTCTCATAGTTATAATTTCTATACCTTTTCAAGAAATTGGACCGGCAACGAGCATACACCCTTCATATTAGGATATTTGACATCAGCATACCCGTTAGCGATATAAACAATCGTACCTGTCAGCGTATCACCTATCTCACGTACTTTATCACCTTTCTTCATAACCATTTTATTTTAAGTTCAACTTTAACCGGAGGATTCTCCATCTTGGAAAATCCGTCAAGAATTTGCTCTTTAAGAAGTTTGGGAGGTCTGTCAGTAATCTTACTATCCAAGACAGACAGTTCCTCACGTTCTCCGTCATAAAACACAAGCGTTACGCCTTGAACTATATATGGATTCATGGCAGTTCGGTATAAGTAAGATTTACACCAATGCAGTCATGTGTCGCACGGATACTGTTACGGTATTTCTCCAAATCATCCACCATAACAGGCATGAACAATTTTACTGTATCCCTGCCACCACTGGCATACACAAGCTGGTAACTTGTTATTTGATATTTCTTTTCCATGATATTTATATTATTGTGGCAATGGTTTCCAAAAATCAATGTCCCATGCCCGGTTAGTATTTCCACATATCCAAATGTTTTTCCGATGCTCACTATCGAATACCAACATCCCGGTATTTACAAATTTCCCGGAACTCTTCACAAGCACTCTTGTGTCCAATGGTGGAGGATCTTTTTCTGCATTCCTCCATTTCATGGATTCCAAAACAAATTGAGCACCTTTCTCAAAATCCACCGATGCTGTTCTTTTGTGCGTAATCCCATGTATACCATTTGCATACTCTCTGGCTTTCTCCTTTATTATATTTATATCCATAACTTAACTTGTTTCCAATTAAAAAACTCCTGCTATCTTCACAGACTACAGGAGCAAAACCTAAACGACTTAATCTATCACTTATGATAACTTACAGCCACCGTCAGCGGAATCGGGCCGCCATACTATCCGTTAAATGAGAGTAGAGATTAGAACAGATAATTATTTATGTTTATTACCTTAGACAGTACCAACCATGGACGGTGAAATTCCGTACCTATATTCACATACAGGCACGGACAGACAACATTAACTTTATGAAATAACAAAAAAACTAGATGAAAAAATCATTCATATTCCTTTAACTCTCTGTATGTCATTACCACCAATCTCACACACAATAATGAGATAATGGAAAATATAATCACCGATACAGATTTTATAGGGCTTTCCGTAACTATCGCACCATAAATCATTCCTAAAGAACATAGTGCGGCAAATATAGACAGGATAAAATTAGCTGTTTTCATAATATGCATTTTTATATTGTTCCCCTCAACGGCTTAAACCGGTTGTTACCCCGAATCTTACGGGAGGGGATATATTAGACCTTCCGGCGGTACTTGTGCCCAACCAAGTTTACTTAATGCACTAAGGACAAATCGGTGCACCGAAAGTATGTTCAATCAATTATTATAGACCCTCAATACGTCACGGCATCCCTGCTGGTATTGACTCCTATAATCAGTCCGTTTGTCTGCATTATATGGCTTATGAGTTACACCATATAAACATTTACAATGTGTGAAAGAACTTTGAACAGTTCCCCTCAACGGCTTAAACCGGTTGTTACCCCGAATCTTACGGGAGGGGATATATTTATTTGTCTGCTGAGATACAAGCCAATTGTTTCTTTAGATAACTTATACGATCACATTCCATATCACATATTTGACTACCTTGTTTTTGGTTGTGAGGATAATGCTTACATTTCCCCCTTTGAAAACAAGGACATAACTGCCGGTACACTATCACAGCTCTTTCTTCTATCTCCTTGGATGCAATACTAATAGCTTCCAGTGCGTCAGCTTTAAAAATCAACGGTTCTACCGGATTACCAAGCTGGTAGCATTTATTATTTATAAAATCGGTTGCTTTGCTCATTTTTTATTTATCTAATAAGTATTTATTTACATCTTGTTTAGAGAAATACAACAGTTTACCCTTTTTAGTATATGGGATAGTACCATCATGAACGCGTTTTCTTAAAGCTCCTTGAGATATTCCTAGATATTCTGCGCATCTAGCAGAATTCATTACAGAATCATTCTGTTTTCCCGTCACTTCTGCAAATCTTTCCGTGAGCATATTCATTTCTGTTCTTGTCATCATAACCCTTGAATATTTATATTTTCACTCTGATAATGGATTCTGCACCACCATAATTCTTTATCGCCTCTTCCCTTATTCTTACTGCAAGTTCAGTGTTGATAATGTACTTTAATGCTCTGCGTACTGTCTCACCGCTAACCCCGAAATGAGATGCGATGTGTTTCTGTGCACCTTGTGGAACGATTATCCGTGGGATTTCTTTGGTTCTTCCTATTTTATTCATATATTTGTATATTAATTATTGCCGTTGCGAAATAAAACTGTATTCAGTTCGTTTTCACATTGCAAATATAGTATCCATTAATGATACTACAAAAGATTAAAGTATCTTTTTATGATACTATTTACTATTTATACATTATTCTAAATAACGCGATATATAAAATACTGAATATAAGAAAGATAAGATTACGCAATAAAAAAAAGGAGGTAATATGATTGACATTCAACATTCAAACGAACGCAACTTTTGTGGGGCTATAACTCCTAAGGAAAAGGATAAAATAATGAAAGCGATCCTTGATATGGCGGCTCATGAAAGAAAAACATTCTGTTTTACTCCTAATGATGTTCCCAATTTAAAAATTAATGGGAAACAATTTGAAATGGTGATTATGGACTTCTTTGAAAAAGGATACATAATAAAAGAAAATATTTCTCAATATTGGGATTGTAGTGATATATATCCTACTTGCAAGCTATATGAAATAGCCCAATTCGGAGGATTCAAAGCCGCGTATGAAATAAAGAAAGCTAATATTCAAAAAATGAGCTTGGAACTTGAACTAATGGGGAAAAAACTAGAAAGTGATTTCCCCGAAGAGGCTAACAAATGTATTGAGTTTGCACAAACAATTGCATCATTGTTTGTTTCGCTGAATAGTATAATTGGGATGATAGATACTACTCCCGAATAAGCCATACTCCAACTCCGTATAGATAGTACGGTTATCCGGAAAGCATTGACGGGTTTTGGTTTCATATAATATCTCGCCTGTTACCCTGTCTGTGATAGTCCTTATCCAATACTTATCCTTACGGAATAAAGATATATTCAAGCTGTAACGGAAGCCCGGATCTACACGAACCTCGTTTTCATTCATGTAGTCCACGACTTTAGTAATACAGTCGGAGATTTCGGGAGGAAATTTACCTTGCTCAGAAGCACCTAAAAGGAACTTTATTACATTCCCATCGCTTAGTTTGGAAATGTTTTGCAAAAGATCTGAATTGAACTCTTTATTCATAAATATAAAATTAAAAAAGAGAACCCACGTTACTGCAACCAACGCGAATCCTCTTTTGATATATTAAACACCATGCCAGGTAAGTTTAAACATTTGCACGTAACAGTTGCAGTGTTACAACGCAAATATAGTATCCTTTAATGATACTACCTAATAATATCTATATAATATGGATGCTTTTAACGTTTATACAAGTAGATTCTTAGAAGTTATAGATTCTCTAAAAATCAGTGACTATCAAGTATGGAACAATTTGGAATCATTGTCTAAAGGGACAATGTCTAAAATTAGATGTGGCAGAGTTGGGGTTTCAATGAATGTTTTATACGAATTTTGTAATAAATACAATGTTAATGCAAATTATATTCTTACAGGAGAGGGTGAGATGCTTAAATCTGAGCCAGCATCATCCGATTCAGAATCAAAAACTAATAAAACATCCGCACCGTACCAAATTGAAACAAAAAATATTAACATAGATTTACATGGAGAACAAATAGACAGCAAAAGGACTATCGAAGTCCTTATAAAAGTAATAGAAACATACCAAACACGTATGGATGATTTACTAAATGTTATCGAAGTGCTTAAAAATGAAAACACCGATTTGAAAGAACAGTTACAAAAACCAAATGTAAGCTAAACAAATGAACATCTTATCATGTTTTTTAAGGAGATTAAAAACCTTAGACATGAACAATGATATAATACACAAATTAGAAGACATTGCCATTAAGATGAACAACCAACATGATAGATTAGAAAGACTTCTTTTCGGGGTTGAGTTAAATCTAATTACATGCAATAAAATAGAGCCAGAAAAGAATAATATACATAAGACGATTAGTCTTAATAAAAAATAGATATTATGGAAATGTAATATGATACGTTATACAATCTTGTTAAAAATAGGTGGATTTTTTAACTTAAAAACGGAATTTGTCGGTATCACAAAAACATAAAAAAAGCCCTCTATAGGGCTCAGAAACGAGTTGAATATTTTTACCGTGTGATACCAATAGTAAAAAATAACGCTTAATCGGTTGATTATAAATAATTTGTTAGATTCCCGGTTTCGGCTCAAGGGGGGTCAAAATGCTCCCTTTTTTTATTTTACGCCAATAGGCTATAAATCAATATATTACAAACCTAATCGACTGATCTTCAACGTGTTTAAGTAATCTTACTGATGATTACTGCCGTTACTGTGCATTACTTATCATTACACTGTTGAACTATTTGTGATACCAATTTGTTCCTGGTATCACAGCTGGTATCACACTTGGTATCACATTTACCATAATTAACAAATTATAAACTAAAAAGAAACAGTATGGAAACATGGAAAATCAAGCCGGTATTCGACAGAAAAAAGAAAGCAACACCGGAGAAATCAGCTAAGGTTGAAATTGAAATTCAATTCTCGCGTACAGAAAGAAAATGGATCTCAACAGACATTGAACTGTATTCAAACCAATGGGATGGAGAATTCGTTGTACGACACGCCAAATTTAAAGAATTAAATAGGGCAATAACAAAGCATATTAAAAAATTTGAGGACATTATCAAAAATATCAGAAAAGAAGGAAAAGACATCAATCTAAAAAACTTTAATATTTTTTATAACGAAAAACACGTAAAGTCTAAATCGTCATTTTTAGATTTCGCTTATGACGAGTTACAAAGAAGGGATCTTAAATGGTCAACCAAACGAGCGCACCTTATAGCACTGGAAGCTCTAAAACGCTCCGGAGTAATTAAAACATTTGACGATATCACTCCTGAAAATATAGCTTTATTTGACAGGTTTATAAGAAGAGAAGATCCAACAAGAGGACAGACAACAATACATGGATACCATAAGAGAATAAAACCTTATATTAATGAAGCGCTTCGGCTTGGACTTATCGAGGACACACCTTACAGGGTATTCAAAGATAAACATGGTAGATATAAAACAAGACAGCCTCTCACAATGGACGAACTGCAATCTATCCGCAATATAGAGTTGAATGATCGACAATTACAAAAAGTACGTGACCAGTTTATATTTCAATGCTATACCGGCTTATCATGGGTTGACTTATACATGTTTGATTATGACAGATGTACTGTAGAACATAACGGAGTTGCATATATAGACGGAGAACGTATCAAGACCGGAACCAAATTTTACACACCTATACTTACTCCAGCAATGGAAATATTAAAAAAATACGATTATAAATTTACAGTCCCTACTGTACAGTCATTTAACAGAAGCCTTAAAATCATAGCTGAACTTATCGGCTTAAAAAAGCCCTTAACCAGTCACATAGCCCGGCATACATTCGCTACCACTGTTGTTTTAGCAAATGACGTACCTATCGAAACGTTGTCTAAGATGCTAGGGCACACAAAGGTTTCAGTCACACAAGTTTATGCAAAAATTCTAAATAGTTCAGTAGAAAAACATGCGGAAAAATTAAACAGTATTATATAAATCCATCCGTTGTGCTTATGAGTTATCGCTTTTAGTTCATAGGCACAACGATATCACCCTTGCCAACACGACAAGAGGTATCAGTCTATAAATGAACCTCTCTATACGTTCCATCGCATCACAGCAAGTAAACGACAAAAATACCAGTGAGGCACATCATCAGCATGTTCAAGCAATATGTTCAACTTATCTTCTTCCATATTCTGTTAACATAAAAAAAGCGGTAAAACCCGTTGGGGATTACCGCTTAATGCTAAATAGTTACTTTATTTTGCGTTTTTGAATATTTAATTTTATCTTTGCGCCATGAAGATAGCCCTTGATACATTGAAAGGCTACGTTGACCGTAGCTCACTAGTGTAGATGTATGGGGGGTATCTTTTTTTGCACCTTTAGATTGCAGAACAAAACTACAATTCGAAAAAATTATTTATCAATCTTTTTCATTTCCTTTGCTGTCATTTTAAGAGCTTTTTTAATTATAGGCAATTCTTTTTCTTGTGGCAACTGTTCAGGTTTGCGCCCAGTATTTTGTTCTACTATATTTCGGACTTGTCTTCCAACAGTATAGTGTGTTTGTTCTAAATTAGCTTGTCCAGATATTTGTTTACTCTTTATAAGCTCTTCGGTTTGGGTAACACGGAATAGATTGGCAGCAAGTTCGGTACGGCTCATTCTGTCAAATAGCTTTCCTTTTTTAACGCCACGTTTCTTTTCAAGCTTCCACGATTCCATATTATACATACCCAGATAACCTGCATTTTGAAACTTTGCATAATCAGTAACATTTGCGGCTTTTGCTGTTGAAGCGAGAGATTTGTTTCCATCTGCAAGTTCTTCACGTATTAGCACGCGGTCTATTTCCTGATTGTTTTCAATGTATAATTCAAATTTTCGTGTTTGCTGTGCGAAATAAGCTTGCGCCAATGCTACTTCTGGCTTCTTTGGATCGCCATTCATAGCAGCAAGATAACACGCAAAACGTGTAAGTTTGAAGTCTTGGAACTCAACACCATTATTATTGCGTTTCACAGCTATTATATTTTCATAATGAGGAATGTTGAGCGAAACAAAAGCCTTTGTCGCGCGGTCAAGAACTTTACAAAATGCTTTCATATCATTATATCCAAGCATAACCATTACTTCTGAGGCCCACCAATAAACGATGCCGTTTTGGTTTTTAAAGTCTTCAAAAGAAAGAATCGCATTGTTGTTTTCTTGTTCCATTTCCATCTATAATTTAAAATTCGGCTCAAAGATAGAATAAAGTATTTGTTATTCCAATAATATCATATAATTAAGATATATAATTTTATTGGATTTATGTATATAATTTCACGACTATTTTGTAAAAACGGTAATTCCAACAAGTCAAAGAACGCTTCTGTTCGATTATTATTTTTCCATTCCCTTTCTGCAATGTTCACATAAGAACTTTTTGGCTACAGGGAACATCTTTTGACCGACATATCCACTGAGATATTGCGCTTCCTCTCCATAAGGATCAATCCCGAAAGCCTTGGAGATATGCCGGCACAAATGACCTTTTTCGTGGTCCCACGAATTTTGAAACTCTTCGGGGGTAGAGGTTAGTGAGATAACCATTACTGTCTCTCTTTTCCTGTAGTCCGAATAGGTTAGACCGGTATTCATTCTGCCTTCGGTCAGATTGCGATACGCACGCTTGAGGGAATCCCCCCTGCATCCTATACGGTACAGGTCCATAATAATCCGATCCGCCCAATAGGTGTGTACCGCATAATACACTTTGACGTGCCAGTCTCCATATTTCGGTATGTAGAACTCCTGAACAATCATATCACATCCGACCAGATTACAGGAATCCCTTTACCTATACAGGTGGCAAAGAACTCGTCAAACGCCCTGCAAGGATCGCCATCAATATCATCAAGGTAGCATTTTATATGCTTGCACAAGTGTGCCTCGTCAACCAATGATTTTTTATAGAAATCCGCTTTCAGCATGTTTGCGACATAAGCAACGTCATAACCCTTGTCGTGCTCGATAGTAATTCCGTTCGCTTTCAGCATATCGTCCACTTCATCTTTGCTCCACGGCTCCAGCTTTTTCTCTTTGCCCGTGGCTTCGTCTTTCACCTTCATTTTTGAAACGGCCCATTCATAAAGTTTCTTGCTGAAATGAAAGCCGTATGCTTCCAGATATTCCCTCATGCCCGATGGAAATCTGCTGTATGTATCCAATCTCTGTTCCATAACCTTTATTTAAAAAGAGGGGCATTCCACCCCTCCACCATTAATAAAACTCACCGTTAGCGCGTCTGCGTCTGCGTTCGCCCATGTCATCCATACGCGGATATTCAGGAAAGTATCCGGGGTATCTGCGTTCATCCATGCCGGATGAGCTTCCACCACCTGAATAACTTCTCCCACCATCACGGAAACCCATCTCTCCGCGCATCTCTCTCATGGCTTTTTCGTAACCTTTGCGGCAGCCTTCCTTGTAGGCTTCCTCCACTTCGTCACCTCTCATACCGAAGCCGCGTCCGTAATCGTCACGCCCTTCTTCTAATATTTCCCACATTCCCATAATCATTTCTTGTTTTTAGATGCTTCAACCACTCCGAGCTGTTCCATTAACTTCTGATTCTGTGCAATGAGGTCAGCCATATTTTTGCTCATTTCTTGCATGTTCTTATCCATATTGGACATTTGCCCTTTCAATGCGGATATTTCCTGCTCCTGCTGTTGCTTGGCTGCAAATTCAGGGTTCAGCATGGCAAGCATCTGGTCACATACCCTAAGAAAGTTCTGATGATATTCCACACTTTTTAGGACATCCTCACTTTTCTGCTTCATGGTAAGGACCTCAGTATTCATTTCGTCTCTTGACCCTGTAATCAGCATCCCTGTCTTAATATCATCGGCAATATTGGCATTAGCCGGTATCTCTTGCAAATTGACATTCTGTCCGTTTATATTCACGACAAAATCAATAACCTGTACCGGCTGTGGATAAGGCATGTTGGGAACAGTCTTATATATGGTTTTTATGGGGCTTACATTAACGACCTGCCCACATTCCAAACTTGGATTTGCACCTCTATGAAGAAGATATAATGTACTGTTTACTCGTAAGTTCTGAAACATGATTGTTTAATTTTAAGGAGTGTGGTTATTCCCATTTTGGGAACCACCACAAAACTCCATGTTAATTATTACTTGCTCCGTAAAGAAGCGGTTTCTACTGTAGGAGCCGGAGCCGTTGTCGGTCTGTACCCTCCATTAACAAGATACAATTCGTTGGTGTACTTGTTATAATGAATCTCATAGATGCCGGTTCCAGCCAAGTTTGCAACAGTCACAGGCTCATTGTTATAAGCCATCAACGGTCTTGTGTCCCCATTAGTTCCTATCAATATCGGAAGTGTAGCAGTCGTACCGGCAGGTATAGCTTGTCGGAGACTGATATAGAATCCCCCAACATAATCCCTGTTACGGAACGCATGGTTAGGGAGTTCAAGAGTAACATTCTCCGTACCGACTGTCACAGCCACCGTAGGAAGAGTATTGAAGTTTGCTCTTCCGATTGATGGGAATGGGAATCCTGTAAAAAAGTTAGGCCACATATCTACCTCCTTTCTTACCGGATTAACCCCAGTAGTTGTTGCAACCACATCCACTACGTCCGTATACAGCGTCACCCATATATGCACCGTAGGCGGCTGCACGGAAACAATCTGTATTAATAGCGGTTAAATTGGGGTATTGAACACTCACAGTATTGGGGAGCTTGCATTTGATTCCATCAACATCGCTTTGTAATGCCTGCAATCCGGCTGCCAAAGGAGCAATCTGTTGTCCTACTGCACTCAGGATAGTGGCGTTCTGATTACGCTGGGATATTTCGGCTGTTAAAGTAGCCTTTTCCGCAGTAAGAGATGCGATCTTGTCCTGCAATGCCTGATTTTGAATTGCATCAAGTTTGGCAAGGATAGCATTCGTGTTGGCAGTAGCACCGTCACGCAATGACAATGTGTTTTGGTTAGCAGTGTTGATTAATGCGTTAGTTTGGTTGCACATTGCAAGCTGACTCTCGTATCCTTGTGTGGTTACAAGCTGTTTCATATCGCAGCAACAGCTACAGATCTGAGATGTCAGAGCGTTGTTACCTTGCATAATCGCAGTCAGGATACTGTTGGTGTTCTGACCCATTTGGTTACCGAGACCGCAGATTGCCTGTGATACAGAGTTAATACCGGCAAGGATTTGGTCTGAAGAGGTGTTAACAGCTTGGGCTAATGATGCAATGTCCACACCGTTCCGGTTAAGTGTCTGCATGATCATTTCTCTTCCTTCATCGGCACCCTTATTGTTGTTGCCGCCGAATCCAAAGTTTCCGTTACCAAAGATGGCTGCAATCACAATCAATGCAATGATGTCCTGAAAACCTCCATTGTTTCCGAAAAAGCCGCCGTTTCCATTTCCTCCCATCAGCCCCATCAGATAGCCTGTGTCAATTCCACGGCTCTGCAAGGACGGAAGAATGGACGCAAGCAGACCATTGTTTGCGCCGGTTCCACCGTCTTGGTTAAAAACATAAGTTCGTTCCATAAGTATTTGTATTTTGTATCCCGGTCAAAATCGACCGTTCACAAAAGTATATATATCATATCTCATGAGGAATCAGTTGTTTCCCAACAAATTCTTTATATTATCCCAATATATTCTCATCATTTTTTCACTTTTTAGACGTATATGAAAATTTGATATCATATAGTTCACTGAACGCTTAGTTTTATGAATGAGAGAAGAAATCTGAGATGGATAAAATCCTTTTTCGTATAGAATATATACAAGGATATATCTAGCGTTAACAATCTCTGTGACACGGTTGTCACTTACTATTAATTCGGTAGGTATTTCTGTTCCTTTAGAAACAAGAGCTATTATTTTGGCAAAAATTTCAGACTTACACATTGTGGCTTAAATTTTTGTTGTATTTTTGCCTTGCCAATCAAATACAATCATGACAAAAGCATACGTAGGAAATAAGTAAGGATATTACTACCCCTGACACTTACCTATGTATGCTTTTGTATGCTTTAAAGTTTGATTGGCGTTAAACTTCAAGTGTCGGGGGTTATTTTAATTCTGCCCCCTGAAAGAATTACTTTTATTAAATGAGTTTTTTATTATCTGTCACACTTCTACTTATGGCGGATAATACTTGATATGCTATCTCATCTTGCACCTCCCTTCTTCTTTATCAGCCAAATGACTACGATTAGCAATACTAATATAACACCTATAGATAACTCTCCTAGTTCTAATTTTGTCTTCTGCCACCATGTTAATTCCTTCTCCACAGGATAGGGAATTTCTACCTCTTTCTCCTTCTCTATATAGGTTGTATCGCGAATTGTCCTGTCACGGTAGACTATATGCCACTTGTCAACTAATACTGAATCGCCTTTCTCTTTTACATAGATAGAATCCTTAATGTGAATGGAATCACGTTCATGCACGGTAAGATAAAGACTGTCAGTCCTTATTGTTTCCACCGGGACATACCTTATGCTCCGGCATGATCCAAACAGCAATAGCAATGCTATCGCTACCGCAATCCATATATAGATCCTTAGTTTCATAGCAGGTCCCATCCCTTATAGATATCCTCCATTACGGCAGGAACACCATTCTCAACATAAGATATAGCAGCAGCCAAAGAGCACATCGTATCTTTATCCTCAATGTCCGGAACATATACTGAAGGTACCTGCATATCCTGACATACCCGTCTGATGTAAGCCCCTGTATTGTTCTCTGTCTGTGGGGCCCATCTTGTAATAAAGTCTGCAATACAAACACAGTTGTGTCTCCTTCTGTAATTCTGCAATGTACGGATTAAAGCACGATAACCCCATTTCATTTCTACAAACTGAAAAAACTCCTTGTCTGTCTGTTTTTCTCTCAATCCCTGCCATTTATCCTTTGTTATTCGGATATTACCCGGATTTGCATTTCTAAGACCTCTTGGTAAACTCTTCATTTCTTTCCCTCCTTTTCTTTTAATTTCTCTATTAAATTATTAAAGCGACTGTTAATATAGATGCTGATGCCAAAAACACTACCGGCATACAACAGACATTGAGCAAACAACCACAATACACTGTCGTGTATCTGACCCATAGGTTCCGAGCACACAAAGCCGGCCACAGCCAAGGACGCTCCCAGTACAAGCATCCCCACGGCAGTTGAATACTGAATGTTTTCTTTTGTCTCCTTTCTCATTATACAAAAATTATGGTTCAATCCTTTTTTAATCCTTTAATTACACGTTTTGGATTACCCGATTTTCAAGCTAACCTTTATTTTGTATGACAAAAAAAGAGCCTGCCACGGAAACTAATCCGCAACAAGCTCTTGGCTTTATCAAATATGTAGTATGTCTTTTCGTCATAATCAATGTGGCGTGCATCTTCACACGCTTCCACAAAGATAAATATTGCTTCTCTCTTTCGCAAATAAGAATACAAAAAAAGAACGACCGCTAGCAAAAAGCACAGCAGCCGTTCAATCCACGCCCTACTCTCTATCCCATTTTCCCAAGAAGACAATAGCAAAGATATCAAACAGGTTGTATCCACATGGAAAAAAGGTTAATAAAATATATGTTGTATAATCTGTTATTTTAATTTAGATTAAACAAAAATAATATTTAAATTGTTTGTTAATAAATAAATTAATTTGTTCCTTTGTAGCAGGCAATAGCCTTCATGGTGTGAAGTTACACCATACCCACTTTTAGAACGTGATCACTGTGGAGGCAATTGCTGTATTATAACGGCGGTTGCCTTTATTGTTGAACAATGAAACAATGGTTTAAGATACCTTCTTTAAAGAAGTCGAATAAGGATATGTATAGTGATGCTACTTATCATGGTAAAGATGATGGTGGTAATTTTATTTATGTTCCTAAATGGGTGGAAAATCTGTTTTCTGACAATAGAGGGAATATAGATTTTGACATGTCGACCGTTGAAGGGAAATCAAGAGCCTTACATGAATGTTGGCCGTTTGCAATGGTTCTAGATCATTGCGGAAGAATGATGCAGAATGGGCGGTATTATGTGACGGATATTAACGGAAACGAGAAGAGGAGTTTTAAAGACATTGTGACTCTTTTGAATCGTCCGAATGTGATACAGAGTGGGCGTTCTTTTATAAAGCAGATTGAGATATCTTTGAAGTGTTTCGGATTTTGCCCTGTCTATACACTAAGAGCTTTAAAGTCTGATCTCCCTAAATCCATGATGGTAATACCTCCCGAATTATTCTACATGGAATCATTCGGTAAGGGCCCGTTTACTCAAACAGAGCTTTCTTCAATTGCTAGTAAGGTATATATACGTTGGGGAAATGAGAATATAGAACTTGGTGATGAGGAGTATTTTGTCATATACGATTCGATAATGGATATTCCAAGTAATAATGGAGGGAGAATTACCTTCCACTCCCCTGTGGACGCATTATCTACTCATACTCGAAACTATATGGCTCAACTGATAGGGAGAGGAAACCTTATTGTTAATGGAGGACCTAAAGGGATACTATACGGGAATGATACGACTGACGTAGGGAATGCAGCTATTACTCCGTCTGAATCCAAGAAATTGCAGGATGATTTCAAAAGGAAATATGGTATAGTGCATAAGTTGTATGAAATCATGGTGACTCCTAAGAAACTAGGGTGGATTACATTGGGGTCAAATACAGACCAATTGAAGCTTCATGAGGAGGATAAGGCGTGTTTGGAAGCGATAGCTCAGACGATAGGCTTTGACCCCAATCTGATTATACAAGGAAGTACTTATGATAACTCTTCTCAAGCAAAGAAAGCGGCATATCAGGATCTTATTATCCCTGACAGTGAATCTATAACAGAGGTTCTGACTAATGCTATATGTAAGGACAGGGCAATAATCAAAATGGACTTCACTCATGTCCCTTGCCTTCAAAAGGATATGAAAGAATTGGCGGATGCCTTGTCTACAGCCTCTAATGCTGTAGCTTCATTGTATAACAATCGGCTGATTACTTTTGAAGAAGCAAGAACCGAAATGTCCAATTTTACAGATATTGATCCTGATAACCCTAAGGGAGAATTTAAAAGTGAAATAAATAATGATGGAGACAAGCAAATACAAGAACAGGTTGGGGAAGCAGTATAAATCCTTAGCTTTTTATGCAAAGGAGATACAATATGATTCTGGCAGTAGAACTATCAGTGGTTATGCTGCGGTTTTCAATAACATTGATAAGTCCGGTGACATGCTCCTGAAAGGTTGTTTTTCAAAAAGCATACAGGAGAGAGGCCCGGGAAGTTCTGCTAATGATAAGATTATCATGTTGTGGATGCATGACATGCATGAGCCTATAGGACGCATTACGCTTCTGCAAGAAGATGAGAAAGGGCTTTACTTTGAAGCGTCTATTGATGATGTGGAAAGAGGAAATCAAGCGTTGAAGCAGCTTGAAAGTGGCACTTTGAACCAGTTCTCTATAGGTTATAGTTATGTATGGGAAAAATGTGAATATGACAGGGAACGTGATTGCTTGGTTGTAAAGGAAGTCATTCTGTATGAGATATCCGTAGTGTCCATAGGATGTAACGGAGAAACTGAATATCTTGGTCTGAAATCGGCAGAAGAATATGAAAGTGCGTTGGAGTCACTTCCGGTTGAAATAAGTGATGTATGTAAAGGACTTCCGATAAGAAAGAGGGAGGAAATCCAAATGTTAGTAAGAAAAGCGATGTCACTCGCTCGATACAAGCCGGCAGACAAGCCACTTGATGAAGAGGGAGCCGATGAAAAAATAAAACTATTTACAAAACCTTTAAAACTTAAAGAAGCATGAAATTTGACTTTTTAAGCAAAATTGATTTGTCGGTAATGGATGAGGTTTCCGTGAAGTCATTACAGGCGTTGCAGGACGCAATAAACGCTACTGTAGGCGATTTCATGGACGATACTATCGACAAAAAAACTTTTGAGGATAAATTAAATGAGGTTTCTCAAAAGATAGATTCCGAAAAGGAATTGGATACAGTGCGTAAGGAACTTGGTGAGATGAAAGAGATAATCGTTCGCATGAAAGGTGCAATGCATAAGAATGAAGACGGGCAAATGGTGTTCAAGTCTGTAGACCAGCAGATTGAAGAGCAATTGAAGGATTTCATCACAGTAGGCAAGCACGGAGAGAAAACTGTGGACTTGAAAACGGCTTGTAAGCAGTCCCCCGGTTTTAAGAAAAGCCTTACGCTTATTATAAACAAGAAGGAGGTTGATCCCTTGAAGAGTACGGGTGTGGCATCACATTATAACATGACAATTGATAGTCAGTTATCTGTTGATCCACGTTCCCAGACTGTAATCCGTAAATTTGCCAATGTGGCAGCAATATCTACACGATCATTGACTTATGCGGAGTTCAATCCGGGTGAAGAAGAAGCCGAATGGGTTCCAGAAGGCGGTCTTAAGCCTATGATGAGCGGTACATTGGCAGAAGTTACTATCAATGCTGGCAAAGTGGCTCTTGGCACAAAAGTAACCGAAGAAACATTATCTGATTTGCCTCAGTTGGTTGCGGAGGTTAGGGCTGAGATTATCAATCGTATTGGTTTGAAAGAAGAAGAAGGTATTCTGTCTGGTACTGGTTCCGGCGGTCAGATTAAAGGGATTAGGAGTGATATACCTACATTCTCTTTGACAGCTCTGAAAGTAGAGAAACCCAACACTTATGATGTTATTGTTGGTATGTATACACAGATTGTATCAATGTCCAATATGGCTTATCGTCCAAACCTTGTGCTTATGCATCCTCTTGACTATGCACAGATGCAGTTGACTAAGGATGTTAATGGACAATATCTCCGTCCTTTCCGTATTGGTGATGAACTGATTCAAGGTTTGAAAGTGGAAACCAGCACTGCAATCAAACAAGGTGATATTTGGGTTGGCGATTTTAACTATCTTAACATCCGTGATGTATGGGTTCTTACCATTACACTTGGATGGGAAAATGATGATTTCACTAAAAATATGGTGACTATCCTTGGTGAAAAACGTCTTATGGTGTATATTAAAAAGCAATATAAAACTGCATTTGTCAAGGATAAGATTGCGACCGTTATTGAAGCTATAACCCCTGCCGGTATTGGCGGATAAATTTATTAAACATTATGAAAGTAAATTTGACTAAAACTTATGAGGTTGAGTTCGCAAAGGACGGGGCCGTTTATAAAAAAGGTGATAAAGTAAGTGTTAATATGTTACTTGCAGGTAAGTTCTTCCAAGATGGACGTGTTGCCACTGTTCCTTCGGAATTGATGGAAGACGCTAAGAAAATCGGTGCTGAAGATTTGTTCAATAAAAAGAAGAACCTCAAAGATATTGTGTAATGTTGGTGGATTATACTTTTTTCCAAGGTGGTATTCTTGATATCGAAGGTGCAGTATTGAATATACATACTCCTTCTGAGACTAATAAGGCAATTGTTGACAGCCTTCAAGGCTTTGTAATGCAATATGAGCCGGAATATTTAGAGAAGCTCCTAGGGGAAAAGTTGTATAAGGAATTCTCATCCTATATTTCCAACGATGGAAAAACTAAGGAAAAAAGATGGGATGATCTTATAGCGCATCTTGTCATGAAATATAGTGATGGCGATAGGGAGATTTCCAAATCCCCCATCGCCAACTATATATACTTCCATTACTTGAGACATAATCACACTCAGGCGACTATTACAGGAGTGAAGGCTGATGGAGATGATGGCCGTCTTGTAAGTCCCGAAAGGAAAATGATGTTTGCATGGAACGACATGGTAAGAATGAATATCAGACTTGTGAGATGGCTTCAAGGCAATAATGCGGACTATCCGGATATCGCCACCGATTTCGAATTGATGGAAACAATTAATTCCTTTGGGTTATGATAATTGATATAATATCAGATGTATGTGCTTCCTTGTCAAAAAGAATGGATCAACAGATAAATTACATATATGGTGACAGTTCTTATATAAGGGAAACACTTCTTCTTCTTGGGAAAAGCAGGGTGACAGCATCGGGAAAATTCCCAATGATAGGGCTGTATGTTCCCTTAGACGAGGAAAGGGATAGTGAGAATTATTTTTGTAAGGCATCTGTAAACATAATAATCGCTACCAATACACTGGAAAAGTATACAAATGAACAACGTCGTGAGATATCTTTTGAAGGTATTCTTCGACCTTTGTATTACGGATTCATAGAAGAGTTAAAAAAAAGTGATAAATTTGATTTCGGTTACTCCGGTATTGTAAGCCATACATATTCAGAAAATTATAGTTTTGGAAGACGTGGTGCTGTTGATGTTGACGGTAAGGAAGTTGGCGAAAAGATAGATGCTATTGAAATAAAGAATTTGGATTTAACAGTTAAAAATCAGAATTGTTATGCGAACAGATATTAGAGAGTGCGGCAGCACGTCCGGATTTAATACTGGAATGAGTTACTGCCCCCTGCAACCGGACAAGGTCGCAGGTGTTATATTGGTCATTCATGGCAAAAAACTGCCCAAGGAATTGACTGCTGATGCTTTGGAGAAAGCCTGTCATGCTGATTATCCGGACAGAATTTATCCTATTACAGGATTTTCGGAATACGCGGTAAGCGGCGGTGAACCCAATACAACAGAAAATGGTTATGCCGGGTCGGAAATAACGGGCTATTCGGTAAGGACGGATACATTCACGTTGCGTAAGTTTAATCTAGCTTTACAAGCTAATCTTGTAGCCAACAAGGATACATTGTTTGATATGTATGTTTTTGACAAGAATAATGTTATCTACGGAGAGGATGACGGAACAGACGAGCTTGCAGGATTCGATTTGTCAGGGGTTTACCCTACAGGGCAGACTTATGACTCAAGCGGACAAAAGGCTTATCTTGCGTTTAATGCAATGTATTCCGATGCGGAGAAGATGATGAAAAACATGTCTGTAAAGCAAGCGGGTGTCAATTTGGAAAATGTTCTCAAGGGATTGAATTACGTTGAATTTGTCAAAATGGCATCTTCTGAGAATACATATAAACTCGTGGATCACTATGACCGCACAGACCTTACTGCATATTATGGCACTGTATTGTCTAATAAGGCTTCAACAGTCGTTTCTGGTGCGTCAGCACTGGAATACAGTAACGGTGTGCTTACAGCGACAGGAGGTGTACCGGTGCTTAAATCTCCTTCTATTTTACAGGCTAATGGGGTCATTGGAATTGAACAATGGGTACAATGAGAATTAATGGAGTCACATTTATAGAGTCCGAGGTGGTCAAACTTTCATTGGATGAGTTTGTCGCTCAGAATATAGATGTATTCTGGAAGGACATTTCTAGAGAAAGGCGGAAATCAAGGCTGGTTTCCGTATATAATAGAATTATCAATAACAGTAATTTAGGAGGCGGGGGAGATTGATCCCCCGTTTTGCTATGACATTGGAGGAATACGCGAGATGTTGGAAGAAATTGGCTGATGGCATTCAGCCAATGATAAGGGATAAGATGGAAAGGGACGCTCCTCAGTTTGAGGAATATGTACGAGAACAGCTATATAGTGGTGTTGATGGAGATGAAAATACTTTAATTCCCGGATATACAGAGGACCCATACTTTAAAAAAGCTTATGGAGAGCATTGGAGAAAAAATGCCGAACGCTATAAGAATTGGAAGACAAAGATACAGAGACCGAAACCTTCATATCTAGGTTTTTCTGCAAGAGGGAACAATACTCCAAACCTTATCATACGTGGAGATTTTTATAGCTCTATCACGGCAATACCAATATCAAATGGTATAAGGATTGCCAGCTATGGCGTTTCTTTTGGTTCTGATATTGAGAAGAAATATGGTTATAAGATTTTCAAGGTAAGTTCCAAAGCAAGGAGGCATTATCTTACATACAGGCTTATGCCCTCTATTGAGAAATTTATAAGGAGATGTGAACTATGAAAAACTGCTTGTGCCAAGGAAATAAGTCAATGAGGGAGATGGAACATATGCGTTCAATCGCGGAGAAGGCTGCTGTTATGGATGAATGTGTTTATATATTATACAAGGTTGGAGATGTGTATAAATTCTGTCGTGAAGGTGAAAACTGGTCAGGCGAGTTTATTGAATTCATATTTCCGTGAAATGGTGATTTTTATAAGGGTTTGCATTTGAAAACCCCTAGATCTTCAGTTTAGGGGATGAAAAATGCAGGGTATCACAGCTACCCTTTTCATCAACTTTAGTATCTTTGTAAAGATGTTACGTGCCTACAAATATAGAATCTATCCGACTGATGAGCAAAAGGTCTTGTTTGCAAAGACTTTCGGCTGTTGTCGTTTTGTTTATAACTGGGCATTGAATCTAAAAATCACGGCATACCAGGAACGCAAGGAAACACTCGGCAACGTGTATTTGACCAATCTGATGAAGAACAACCTGAAAGCGGAACATGAATGGCTGTCGGAGGTTAATTCCCAGTCGTTGCAGAGTGCGTTGCGCAATCTCGATACGGCATATACCAACTTTTTCCGTAACACCCAGTCTGTCGGCTTCCCACGTTTCAAGAGCCGCAGGGACAGGCAGAGCTTCCTTTGTCCCCAGCATTGCCGTGTGGATTTTGAAAAAGGGACAATCACCATACCGAAAGCCAAAGATATTCCTGCTGTGCTGCACCGCAAGTTCAATGGAATGGTGAAAACTGTCACCGTCAGCATGACACCTTCGGGCAAATATTTTGCTTCCGTATTGGTTGATACGACCATTCAAGAACTTCCGGTAACACCAATACAAGACAATACGACTTTGGGCATTGATTTAGGCATCAAATCACTCGCTGTATGTTCTGACGGACGCACGTTTGACAACCCGAAGAACTTACAGAAAAGCCTGGACCGTTTGAAGCTGTTGCAAAAGCGGTTGAGTCGCAAACAGAAAGTCTCTTCCAACCGCAACAAGGCTCGCATCCGTGTGGCGCGGTTGCAGGAACACATCGCCAACTGCCGCAAGGACAACCTTCACAAAACCACCCATGCACTCACGCACGACAGCCAAGTGCGTACCATCTGTATGGAGGATTTGAACGTGAAAGGAATGCAGCGTAACCATCATTTGGCACAGGCGGTCGGTGACGCATCTTTCGGAATATTCCTCACGCTACTTGAATACAAATGCAGTTGGTATGGTGTGAACCTTGTCAAGATAGACCGCTTTGCCCCAAGCTCCAAGACCTGCGGCAAATGCGGCTATATCTATAAAGGATTAAAACTGAGCGAGCGTAGTTGGATCTGCCCAGAATGTGGCACGCACCATGACCGTGACTTCAATGCCGCTTGCAATATCAAGGAAATTGGCTTGAGAGCCCTACCCACGGAACGTGGGAAAGTCAAGCCTGTGGACTGTCCTCTTGTGGATGACCGACCTCGTGTCCTAAAAAGCAATGGCAGGAAGAAGCAGGAAAAGAGAGGAGGTATTGGCATCTCCGAAGCCGCTAAATCTTTAGTTTAGCGGTAGTTCACATCCCGTATTAAGATGTACGGAACATCTTGTGAACGAAAAGACATGAAAACGAACCAAATCATGATTCGCCCAATGGGTGAATTTAAAGTAATTCAGAGAACGAAAGATGCATTTTTCAACGCTACTGACTTACTAAATCAGTGGAATGGGTTTAGTGGGCAACAGAAACAAATGGTGCACTATACCGATAATTCTTCGACAAAAGAGTTTATAAAAGCTTTAATATCAGAGGAAATGTTTAAAGAACGTAATTCCGTTCTTATACAATCAAGAGGAAAGAATGGTGGAACATGGATGCATCCGTTACTTTTTATTGATTTCGCAATGTGGATCAACCCAACTTTCAAAGTGAAAGTTCTCAAATTTGTTTATGATGAAATGATTAAATTCCGCAATCTTGCCGGTGATGCGTATCCTAGAATGTGTACGGCTGTTTCTTCCATTCTTCCCGAACATGTCTTTAAACAAAAAGTCAAGGACTTAGCCAAGTCTCTAAACATCATAGTCTATGGTAAACATGAATCAGAAATGCGTAATAAAATTGGTGATGAAGCTAAAATCAGAGAATTGTATGAACTGGAATTACAGATAGCTCAATGGATAGATTTAGGCTTTATCAAAGACTATAACAGCCTTAAATCTACATTGACTAATCATTGTATTACCGGAAATATCCCAATGTTCTCCCAATGTAAATATTGATTTTTCCTCAAATGTCTTGTGCAAAAAAATATTTATTTTTTAATTGAAAAACAAAACTATCATTTATGCTGTAATTTAGATTTTGTCTAAATTGTGACTGTGATATTTAATAATTGCGTTACTATATATTACTATGCGTTACTTAGTATTACTATTAATTGATATTGTCTTTTGTTTAATATTCATACCATTGTATAAGATAAAAACATCATTTACCTTTGTATCTGTAACAAGTGCAAGGCGTTACTTGATGTTGATTAAATATTCTCCTATTGGAGTTTATATATGACTGTTCCGTAGTAGCTTGCACCTATTACGGAACTTTCTTTTTATACAATTCCAAGCGTGGATAGTATAAGGGAGGAAAGCAGGAGTGAATAATGGCACAATGAGGTTCGATCCCTCACCTGCTACAATCAGTCAAAATAAATCCCCGGAGGCGGAAGTGACTGAGCCGCCAACGGGGAACAATATTAATCTTATATCGCAAAGATATTCGCAACATAATTAAAAACTATGAAAACAATAGATAAATTAGAAATTATACTTCAAAAAATGGAAGAACAAAATAATAGACTTGAACAGATATACGGCAAACATCTCAAACTGATTGTATGCACTGGGAAAAGAAGTGAGAAGGTGAAATTTAAACATGAAGATTGAAGTGCTATGTTTGTAATTTATTTAGACAGTATTCTAAATTGCAAACAAATATGTCGTAATGTTTTGATTTGATTTTAAAAGTATATTACTTTGCTGAAAATAACCAAATTATTATAACTATATAAAAAAAGTATGATATGACAATAGGAACTGTTGTTTTTTTATTATCAACTGCTATAGTCTTGTTTATGGGCAGGACTGTTATTATGCGTTTTTTAAAAGATAATCTATTGATAAATCTTTCTAAAGGAACTTATGCAAAAAGTGTAATTATTTTTATTTCTTTAATTACTGTTTTATTATTGTATACTGGTGGTTATTTTAGAGTTAATAAAAGGGAAAGTTCTAATAATAATTCTTATGTAGTTTCGCAGGCGTTCAGAGATGCTAAGAACGGTATAAAAAAAATATTAAAATCTCCATCATCTGCGAAATTTGCAGATGAATTTGATGATGAAACAAAATATAAAATAAACTCTGATGGATCAATTATAATTCAATCCTATGTTGACTCGCAAAATAGTTTTGGAGCTATGGTCCGTACCCATTATAGATGTACTGTAAGGAATGGAGAAATAGAAGATGTTGTTACATGGTGATTGATTAATATTTTCACTTTAGAGAGAATATTTATTGAAAAAAGAGAAGGTTTTGCTTCTCTTTTTTATTTTCTTATCTTTCTAATAATGAATTAATCACTATCTTTGCTCTTAGAAGGTGCATGAAGTCATGTATCACCCAAAACTTACGAAAAGTAGTATGGCAGGAGCAGAATTTAAAATCACGGATGAAATCTCGTCCAGTATATTTACAAAGCTTGAAAAACTTTCTAAGGATTTGAAAACATTGGATGATGATTTTAAGAGAACATCCAATAGTTATGCGGATTTTGCTTCGAAACTGGCGATTCAAATCAATGCAAGTCCTGGAAATTTGTCGGAATTGGATAAAAAAAGCAAGGAATACGAGCAGACAGTAAAAAAACTACATGATACCCAGAATAAACTTGCCGACTTGCAACAAAAATACAAGGAATCACTTAAGCAAGTTAATGAAGTAACCAAACAGGCGGTAAATAATGCGCAAAAGGACGCAAAAGCAAAGAAACTTAATGCTGAAGCTGAATTGAAACTTGAGAAGGCGCAGACAGAGCGTCTACGCCAGCAAAAACTACTGAATCAGGAACAGAAAAAACAAAAACTGACTACAGAACAGGCGATACAGCTTTCAAAACAAGAAGTCCATTCAATTGCTGAAGCTGAAGCCGTAAATAAGCAATTACGTCAGGCTGTGAAGGATTTGACAGATGCGGAAGATAAAGAAGGGAAGATACGTCAGCAATTGAATTCGGCAATAAATCAGAACACTAATTATATAAAAAGGAATCGCGATGCGTATGTGCAGGCGAAAATGACAGTCGGCGATTACAAGGAGCAGATAAAACTGGCAATAGTGGAATTGAAGAACGGCAATGATTCAATGAAAAACTTTGGTATTGTCGCAAAAGGGTTTGGAGGAATAATCAAGACTAGTATTGCTGGTGGAACCAGACAGGTCGCTTCTAATGTGGGTTCAATGATCAAGGGCTTTGTCGGAGCCCAAGCAGTTATTACAGGAATTCAGAAGCTAATAGGAGCATTTAAACAGGGGATTAATACGGCAATTGACTTTGAAGCTGCAAACAGTAAGCTCGCAGCCATATTGGGTACGACCAAAGGAGAGATAAAAGACTTGACAGCAGATGCTAGGCGTTTGGGAGAAGCGACAAAATACACCGCCTCAGAAGCGACCAACCTGCAAATAGAATTATCCAAATTAGGCTTTTCCAAGACAGAGATACTTGATATGACCGAGGGAGTGCTGAAATTTGCCCAGGCTACTGGTGCTGAATTGCCGGAAGCTGCTGCTTTGGCTGGTGCGGCTCTACGTATGTTCGGGGCTGATACGGAAGAAACGGAACGGTACGTATCCGCAATGGCTGTCGCAACAACCAAGAGCGCCCTTTCCTTTTCCTACCTTCAGACAGCAATGCCCATCGTCGGACCTGTTGCCAAGGCCTTCAACTTCACAATAGAAGACACATTGGCCTTATTGGGCAAACTGGCAGACGCAGGATTTGATGCTTCCATGTCGGCTACAGCCACCCGGAATATATTACTGAATTTGGCTGATGGCAGTGGTAAATTAGCACAAGCTCTTGGTGGACCAGTTAAGACATTACCGGAATTGGTTGACGGATTGAAAAGATTAAAAGAACAAGGGATTGATCTGAATTCCACACTGGAAATGACCGATAAACGAAGTGTGGCAGCTTTTAACGCCTTTCTGACCGCATCAGACAAGATCGTTCCTCTCCGTGACCAGATTACAGGAGTGGAAGATGACTTGAATAAAATGGCCGATACTATGGGGAACAATGTACAAGGCGCATTGTATAACTTATCATCAGCCTGGGAATCTTTGATGCTGACTATAATGGACAATACCGGAGCCATGAAGGATTTTATCGACATGGCAACAAATGGCATACGCAAAATAAATGAATGGCTAATGAGTGCGGAACAACTTGCAGATAAGCAAGTTGAAACAGCCAAGAGAGCAGCATCCCCTTATGCGGAGGAATCCATAAAATCTGAGATTATTGCCATAAACCGTTTGAAAGATGAATATATAAAAGCTGGGGATGACGAAACGACAGCGTTGGAAAAAGCCAAAAATGAAAGAATTGCCGTTCTTGAACAGGAGTTATCAAAGCAACAGTCTTTAAGGAATAAATTCTATAATGAGAACCAGCAATTATGGAAAGATATGGAAGATGCTTCATTCTTCAAACAGGCGTTGGGATTGGAAAAGACAAATGCCGAATTCGGTAAAGAACAGACAAGAACTTGGAATGAATATCTGGATAAAGTAACTAAAGTGACTTCTTTGGAAAAACAGATTGCGGATATCAGGGAAATATCAAATTCTATTGATGATGCATCTGGAACGTCTACGACTTTAACAGACAAGCAAAAAAAGAAATTGGAGAAGCAACGTAAAGAACAACTTAGAATCGATAAGGCGTATCAGCAGAGCAGATTGGAGTTAATGGATGAAGGTCTAGAAAAAGAACTTGCGAGTATTCGGTTGAATTATACGCAACGTATAGCAGAGGTGAAAGGAAATAGTGAGAAAGAAAATGAAACCCGTAAAAACCTTGCTGAGAAGATGCAGGAAGAACTTGCCAATAAAGAGATCGATTTCTATCTGAGTCAGGAGAAGAAAAAGTTACAGATAACATTAGAAGCAGTCAAAGAGGGAAGCGAAGAGCAACGTGAGTTGAGAATGCGAATGATAGATTTGGATGAAGAGGCTGAGATAAACGCCATGAAGGGGAATTATGAGAATCTTCAGGCAGTAAGGGACAAATACAAGAAAAAGCGCATAGACGAGCTGAACAGGCAGACATATGAAGATATCAAAAGAATGGAGAATTCTGCTTCACGGCAGGCGGAGGCATTTGTGGTAGGGCTTGCTGAACAGCAGAACGAGCTTGAAAAAAGCCACCTGAAAGGCGAGATGAGTGAAGAGAAATATAAGGAGGCCCTTTATAAACTCACGATAAAATATAATAAAGAAATGCTTTTGGCTCAGATATCAGCAGCCGAGGCTGAATTGAAAGTGGCGGAGGCAACCGGTACCATCCCACAGGAGAAGATAGAGGAATTAAGGCTGAAACTCCAAAAGCTGCGCGCGGATTTTGGTTCGTTATTGAATGATGAGGCGTCTAATGAAGCTGAAAAAGGGAAGAAACAAGTAGAGGATTGGGCGGATGCTTTGAAAAACATTACAGATTCCTTTCCTTCCGAACAAAGCGGGTTTGCAGATTTCTTCTCAGGGATTAATGATGTGCTTGGAGATTTGGCCAAAAAAGCCCAAGAGGCAGGTGGTTCTTTTTCTGATATGTGGGCTAATATGTCAAATGGAAAAAGGCTTAAGCTTGTTTTAGGAAGTTTGGCTAAAATCTCTGACGGTTTGAATTCCATGATGCAGAACATATACGAGAACCGCATATCCAAAATTGAAGAGGAGCAGGAAGCCAATGAGGAAGCGGGGGAACAAGAACTGGCAAGGATTGAGCGTCTTGAAGAAACAGGTGCTATCAGTTCGGAAGAAGCGGAGGCCCGTAAACGTGCCGCTGAGGATAAAACAGCACGAAAAAATGAAGAATTGGAGAAGAAGAAAGCTCAATTGCAACAAAAACAGGCAAGATGGGATAAAGCCAATAGCATCATACAGGCTACTATTGCAACGGCTTTGGCTGTAGCGAAGGCGTTGCCTAATTTCGTACTTGCTGGTATTGCGGCGGCTATGGGGGCTGCGCAAATAGCTGTGATAGCATCACAACCTATACCTAAGTATGCCAAGGGTACTGATTCGCATAAAGGCGGATTGGCTGTAGTAGGTGATGGTGGTGTTCCTGAAACAATCGTTACTGAAAAAGGAGCGTATATTACTCCGTCTGTCCCTACTTTGGTTGACATCCCTAAAGGTGCGAAGGTTATACCTTATGCAGTGGATATGGACAGGATAAAGGCTCATGCAAATGATTTTGATGGTCTTATGGCATATAGAAGCGAAAACGATCTTCCTCCTGTATCAATAGTTAATGATTATAGCGAACTGGAGAAAAAGATAGGGCATCTGGAGAAATCACAGCAGATAGGATTTGCAAAATTAGCCAAGGCGATAAGAGAAAACAATTATCATCAATTTTCAAAAAGTATCTGATTATGAGGTATACAAGTGACATATATGAACTTCCCTTGTCCGTTTTTATAGAGATTTATACCAATGATAGCAATACTATTGAATTTGACGATGAGGACAAAGGGGCTGCATCGGCAAAAATTATCAATGACTATATAGAAATTGTCGGGAGCAAACAGTTGTTCTCTGAGATATTGAATTGTAATGAGCGTATGAATCTTGCAATGACCGTGGAGTGCATGAAGGCATGTGAGAACATGATGAAGTTGAAAATGTATGATGAGGTGCGTGATATTCTGATGAAGATAGGTTATTCGTGTAAAAAAGGTGATGTAATAGCTATGAATGCTAGAATATCCGCATTAAATTCCCGTGCACAATATGATTTGGATAAGATAAGTAAGGAAAAGAATGAGGAACTGAAGGAGAAGCCTACAAAACGTGGATTTATAAATGAAGTTGTCGCTATTGGGAAGTATAATAAGATGTATATCAATCCGAAAGAATGGACCGCCGGATCTTATGCCTGTCTTGTAAGGCAGACATGTGACGAAATCGATGGGTTGAATCGTAAAAAGAAATAATTATGTATTATCGATGTGAGTTACTTATAAATGGTCTGAAGTACAGGGTTACTGATGATCTTGAGAATTGGGACGAGGTGAAGGCTAGTTTCAAGAGAAATGACTATGACGGTGTTATCCGTACATTTTCCAACAAATTTTCTTTTGCTGGGGATGCTAGAAAATTGCTGTTAAAACAATATGATGAAGATTATTTGAATGCTTCTGCCTCAATAATAATAAGTACAAGAAATAACAGTTGGTTGTATAATGAACGGTTTAGTTGCGCTCTCAATTTCTCTACATTGCAGGATAATGGTCGTATCTTACAGATAAATGCCGTGGATGATAGCGTGGCGTCCATGATAAAGTCAAAAAAAGGAACTCAATATGAATATTCGGTCGAAGAGGTGAAAAGCCCCATTCCTCTTGTTTATGACGGACTTGAACTTTCTGAATCAGCAAAATGGATTCCTACAGGTGATACATTGGAAGACGATGACACTCTTATTAATGTTTATTTCAGCAAGAAAATGTCACCAATGCCAATATATATAACTGCCAGTGATTCCTTAATAAAGGGGTCTCTTGAATTTAATGATCAAACAGTAGGTGGTGATGATGTATATTCGATAAAGGCTCTGAAATCAATTAGGATAAATATAGAGTTTAATATTGATATGTTTGTGTTTAGGAAATATCAGTCTGGTGCTTTGGGATATGATGTAAGAGGTGTGAGGCTCCAGATTATGAAGATAAGTAATGATATTAATAGTAATGGGGAAGCGGTGACTACGGAAACGGTGATAGGAAGTTTTGAACTTACGACAGAATCAGAAACGCCAGTGGAAAAGAAGGTTTCGGAATCGTACAATATAAGTCTTTTGCATAATGATAAAATAATAGTGAGAGCTATGTATGTCAATGAGAAAGAAGAGATTGTACCTGTATTGCCGGATTTGCCATACAAAGTCTCAACATCAAGTTATTTTAAAGCATCATGGAAAAATCGAATAAACCCTGTTGAGATGGATGTTATAAAGCCCGATACATTGCTGAACAGACTGCTTAAAAGTATTAATGGAGAGAAAGATGGTTTGACTGGAGTGATTGAGGGGACAGGAGATAGAAGGCTTGATAATTGTATGCTCTTGGCGGCTGAATCAGCCCGTAAGATTCCTGGAGCCAAAATATATACATCCTTCACCAAATTTGCAAACTGGATGAGTTATGTGTTTGGTTATGCTTACGACATATCCGGGAATACAGTAACTTTCCGGCATAGAAGCAAATACTTCTCGGATGATGTTGTCAAAAGGATAGATGATTTATCTGATTATGAGATGAAGGTTAATTCTGCATTGGTGTATTCTCGGATACGGATAGGCTTTGACAAACAGGATTACGACACGGCTAATGGAAAGGATGAGTTCCGTTTTACGAATGAATATACCACAGGCGTGACCATGACGGACAATAGCCTTGAAATGATATCTCCATACCGTGCGGACGCATACGGCATAGAGTTCCTTGCTGACAAGATAGGTGAAGATACTACAGACAACGAAAGTGACACTGATTTATTTATGGTAGGGGTAAAATCTGATTCGTCTGGACTTAAGTATATATTGAACAGGGATTATCTTATGGGTGGCGTTCTCAGCCCTGACACAATGTTCAATGCCATGTTTTCCCCTTCTTCTATGGTTTTGGCCAATGAAGCATACATCGGCTCATCTGTTGAGATGCTTACTTTTGCGTCATCAGATGGTAATAGTGATGTGGGTATTGATGGAATGGGGGAAAGTAGGGATATAATTCTTTCAAAAAGGATGTTTACTGTGGCGGAGGTGGAATTTGAGACTTCGGATGTGGAACTCCCGGAAGATCTTACAGGAATTGTTGAACTGGAATACCAAGGCAAAGTTGTACAGGGATATTATCAGCAGGCTGATTACAATTTTACAAAATCACAAAGTTCAAAGGTAACTTTGATCGTGAAAAATTTAAATTCGTTATAAAGATTCAAATTTTAATTGTTATATTTGCAATGAAAGCTTGTGAAGTCACAAGTTACTAGAAACTTACGAAAAGACTATGATATCAATCGGAGATGTTTGTCCGTTATTCTTTAAACCGCTGAAATATAAATATTCAAATGCTGGATGTTTCAGACAAGTATTTTCTGTGTCAGACAACATCTTGCTGCAAATATTTTGTGATAACGGCGAAAAACCTTTAGCTTATTTGAATGATAAGATCGGCAATATTTCCTCCAAGATAACACTGCTCACTTATGATGTAAATGAAAGCATTAAGATGTATTATGCCTCATTATCTCCTTCGGAAGGGATATATACAGTAACTATAGGCGATAAAGAATGTGAGGAGTTCTGCGTGTGTGAGAATATAGGTGATTCTATTCTGATTGAATATTCCCATAAAGATAATAATTCTGCGTTTGATAATATATTCTGGATTGATGAGGTCCGGCAGATGTTCCAGTTCAGAATAATAGGAGGATTCAAGCCGGATGGGGTGGAGTTGAAAGTTGAAAACGAACAGTTTGTGAATCAGAAGCAGGAGATAATAGAAATGTATTCTCTCCCTTATAAAACATTTGATTTTGTTTTCGGGACAAGTTGTGGCGTTCCGTATTATATAGCGGAGTTTATAAATAAGGTACTTTGCCTTTCTCACGTCAGCATAAACGGTAATTTGTTTGTACGGGAAGGGGATTCTGTCCCGGAAAAGATTGATACAATAGGTAAGAAACAGATGTTTATATATAAAGTGACTTTACGCCCTAGAGAAAACGATATTGCTGGGATCGGAGGCAAAACTGAGATCGCAACTTCTTCTTCTGGAATCGCGTTTTTACTAACTAATCCAGAAGAGGACGATGTGTTGAAATATAAGAAGGCGCAAGCTGCTTTTGTTAATGAAAATTATGTGTAATCATGGCCAGAAATCATCCTATAAAGATATTGTGGTACGGTTCGGAAACGGATGCAGAAGGGAATCCGATTATACCGAAAATATCCCCATCATTTGAAAAGCGATTGGAAGGGTTGAATGAGGGTGAGATATACATACATAATGATGATAATAATCCTTCTATTTACATAAGAACCAATAAAGACAGGGTTGCTGCCATATCGGGAGGTGCAAATGTAAGTGAATTGGCTAAATATTTTTTGCGCAAAGACAAGGAGGATTCTACAAATTTTCTTTTATCATTATTGGGCGGAACTGTCATTAAGAAATATGCCAAGTTCGGTGATTTCGTTACTGGTGTAGATGGCGGTTTTATTAATGAGAAGGGCGATATTGAAATGGGAAGCGGAGTTTTCCGAAAACGTCTGTTTGTACCTGAAATAGCCTATAACCGTACAACCTATTTCAAAGGACGTATGGTAAACTCCCCCGGTGGTGGTTGTACCGTATTGTCATACGTGGATAACGGCGATGGAACCTACACCATCACTCCCGATCTGACGGATGCGGACGGATTGAGCCAGTTTGTTGATGATATCCTTACCACCTATTTTGTGACTAAGAATAGCGAAGGCAAGCTGAACGGCTTTGAAGAAATGAAATTCCGGGTGACTGCCGCAGATTATACAGCCAAGAAGTTTACTGTCATTCCCCGTCCGGGGCATTCTGACTGGAAACCTGCCGAGCAGATGGTATTGGCACAAACAGGTAACTTTACGGACCCGGAACGTCAGACTTATATACTTATTGATTCCGTCAACGGAAACAACTGTATTACATTCTTTGACAATGCCAACACTTGGGACCCGGAGCCGGCACAGATGCCTGCGTGGTTCGGCAAGAAAAAAGGCATGACTGTAGCCGGTATTAATGCGGACAATTACTCAGCCGTTCTTCAGAACATCATCATGACCGGGCTTATCTTTCAAGTTGATGAGATCACCGGACAGACAGTGCGTGTACCCTTGGACAAGGGTGAATGGGTTGCAGGGAAGTACGCCTACTATGACCGGGTGTCACATAACGGGGCTTTGTGGTTGTGTGTTGATGATAATGGAACAACAACAGAACCGTCAGATGATAATCCGGCATGGCTGAAACAAGTGGCGGAAGGGCAAAAGGGTGATCCGGGATTGTCCGTAGTAGGTGGCGGTCATTGGGAATCCGCCAAAACCCCGTACAAAGCCAATACAATGGTCACTCTTGCCAATTGTGTCTTTATATCCAAGGTGGAAACCTCCAATCCTCCCATCAGAATATTGCGTGTCAAAGGTGGCAATTTCTTAAGAAAGAAGGACGGTGGTTATTATCTTGCCGGGAAACCTGCCGACTGGGAGGTTAACGAAGACTGGGATATGCTGCTTGACGGGCGTGAACTGAAAGGTGAGAGTATCACTTTCCTTGGTGAATTTGCCACGGCTCCTGCCAATCCGAAAAACGGTGATTCATACCGTAACACGACTGACCGTGCTACCTACATCTATCAGGACGGAAGATGGCAGCTCATGATATCGGACGGAAAAGACGGTAAGGATTATGAGTATATCTACACAAGAGGCAATATCATAGACAATCCTCCGGCAAAACCGGACAGCCAGCAGAAGGATGATTATATCCCTGAAGGATGGACGGATGATTTTGTAGGAGTGGACGCTGATCATCAGGTTGAATGGGGTTGCAAGCGTTTCAAGGAAAACGGTGTATGGTCAGAGTTCAGCACTCCTGCCGTGGTGCATCGCTGGAGTAAGGACGGGGAGAATGCCATCATGGCGGACTTTGATAACGAGATGGTCAATGCAGCCCTTACTTCAGACGGGGAGGTCGTGTCCTCACAGACTTGGAATACAACTGTCAGTATGTGGTATGGAACGGAGAAGCTCACGCTTGACAGCATCACCTGTACACCTGACACAAATCTTCTGTGTGCGACAGACAAGAATACGGGAGTGGTGACAATATCGGTATCTGCCGGAGCTACTCTTGCTGCGACAAACACGGTGAAGATCACAATCAAGGCTACAAAGAACGGGCAGCAGTATTCCCGTGATCTGACATTCACTGTAGCCGGGGTCCGAGGAGGTGCGAATGGTGCAGATGCCGTATTATACAGTATTGTCGTTTCCGCCAGCTCGGTAAGCAAGGACAAAAAAGGGAACTACAGCGTGTCTTCCGTATCATGTTACAGGCAAAAGTCAGTGGGAGGCGTGATATCCACCACAACAGACGGTACATTGAAATACAGCATAGACGGTGGAACAGAAACTACCATAAACAACAATACAGCCATATCAAGCGGAAACTTTACGAAGACATTGAAGTTTATCTTTTACGTGAATGACCAGATAGTGGATGTTGAAACCGTTCCCATGCTTGTAGATGGTAAGGATGGGGCTGATGGTGAGAGCATCACAGCAGCCGGTCATTGGGAATCCGCCAATACACCGTATGCGAAGAACAGCACAGTATCGTTTGCCGGAGGATCTTACTTAAGCAAGGTTCAAACTTCCAATCCGCCACTTCCGCCTCTTCGTGTGAGAGGTGGAAGTTATCTAAGGAAGAAGGATGGCGGTTACATACTTTCTGGGAAGAGATCGGATAAGGCTGTCAACTCCGACTGGCAGGAAATGACTTCCGGTGTTGAACCATCTCCATCATATTGGCTTGACAGCCCGGTAAGCACAATAAACTTTACCAGTACGGGCACACCGTCACCGTCAGCGTTTGTCGTTACCATGAAACAGAATGTAGGCGGTAATGTGAGCGATACGAACAGGTTTTATCTTGCTGCACGCAAATACAACGGAAACTGGCTGGCTCATGTAGGTGCTACCCTAAGCAATCAGATATCCGTTCCAGCGACAGCCGGATACACCCAGTTTGCCGTCCGGGCTTATAAATCAGTTTCCGATGCGAACGCATGGAATAATAATTTTGTCGCTGAAAAAGGGGTGGGTGTTGCAAATGATGGTGCCATAGGAGCAACCGGAGCAACAGGGGCGTTTCCCCGTGACAGAGGTGTATTCGCATCAGGACAGACTTATGTCTGGAATGCGGATTACCGGGATAAGGTCATATATCTGATAGGGGGAGTTTATTATAATTTCCTTGTAAAGAATTACGGTGCTTCCGTTACCGCTGCACCCACATCAGCCAACGGAGATTCCAACTGGGAAGCCATGCAGAAGTTTGTGAATATCGCTACTGATACCTTGTTTGCCGATGGTGCTAATGTGGCCGGATTCATGTTTAAAAACAATGTGCTTAAATCCCACAACGATGAAGGTGAAACTCTTCTTATCAATGGCGTAACCGGGTATTTCAAATGTAAGAATGCAGATATCACCGGCGTGATTACGGCGGATAGCGGACGTATCGGTCCGTTCTCCATCGCTTCGGGGATGCTGTCCTCAAAAACTCTTTATGAGAATGAAACCAATCTTTATGTCGGCTTTAAATTGTCAGCCGGGCAGATTGAATTTTATAACGAAAGGACATTTGCAAACGTAAGAATCGGGGGAAACACGCAGTTTGTCACCATTGAAGGGATTAAGTATGATGCTGGAATTGACATACAGAGTCCAAATGCCATGATCGGAATGCACATCAAGACTCCGAGCATTCCTCTATTCGTGGAGGGGGGTAACATTTTCCTTCATCCGAACAATGACAGTTATGTGTCTCTTCGTGGCATAGTGGGCAACTGGAGGAACATATCCGTCAGCACCTCCCTGAATAACAATGATGACAATGTGATGTTTCTTAATACAGGTAATATAGAAGTGACACTTCCTCCGAATGTTCCGGGACATACTATATACTTCAAACGTATGAGCGGCGGAGTAAGATTGACAGGAGGACGGATCCTGCCTGCTCCCGGAGGACAGGAGATGTCTTATATTGATTTGGATTTTGCATCCGGATTCGTTAAATGTATGGGTAATTACTGGGTTATGTTTTATTGCGGATAATTTAAATATAAAGTATGAGAATAAATTTTGCACAATTTCCTATTTACGACGGGATTAAGAAAGAAAAACTGATAGCCAACAACATCACTGAGGCCTACGGTGACTGGATATACAAGAACGTAGCGGGTTTGAAGGCGCATCTCCTTGCTGAGAAGATATTCAAATCTACTGCTGAAGGTGTCGAGATTGACGAAGAAGAGGTGGATATCATAAGACGATCCACCTCCATGCTGCCCGGTCTGCTGGCGGACTCACTGAATGATTATCTGGATAAAAAGAAGGAGGAACAACATGAAGATTGAGAATTTGGAACGCGCCAGCCGAATCAATGACGAACTGGCGAAACTGAAGCTGGCTAAGGAAACGTTGAATAACGGAGGCTATGTCCGTATCTACAGCAGCGCCCGGTCAAGTGCCGGATGCGTGGAACTGGATATAGCAAACTTCAATGGCTATGTGAGCACGTGTATAGACAACCATATTGCTGAACTTGAATCAGAAATAGAAACGCTATGAAAGAATTATGGCAATTAATCAAGATGCTGTTCTCAAGCAAGCCGGGTGATTTTGATACTCCTGAGCTGCTTCCCATGAAGCATTATCCTTTCAAGGGATACCGTTTCATGATGTGGTGCGGACGGATGATATACCGTGCCGAGAACAAGGAGAACATAGATAGGTATATGCAGACCTATGCGGGTAAGGAAAGCCTGACGCACGAAACCATACACCTGCGTCAGGCACAGGTTATCGGCTCATGGGTAAAATACTATTGGCGGTATTTTGTCGAGTGGGTTAAGGGAAACCCTATCTGCCATCCTGCGAGTTCTGCATATTATACCATTCCGTATGAAATCGCCGCATACGCCAATCAGGGCAATCCTGATTACTTGAAAAACTATAAGGATGATTCCTTTACTCGTTACAAGTTGAAGCATAGAAAGCGTATTTACAAGGAGCATCAAAAAGCGTGGAAAACTTATATAAGAACTTTATAAAATTGATATTATGAGTGATTTGAATCTAGAAAATATAGTTGGCTTCAAGGCTGTGGATAAATACGGTAACGAACAGAATGTAACAGTAGATGAAATGGTGGATATGGTTTCCACAAGAATGGTTATGGCTTTGTCTGAAACTTCAACATTTGCCGCCGCTGCTGCAACAGGAAATGACGTGTATGAGAATGAACTTCCGACAGTGACGGATGCCGCAAATGTAAGAGTTTTACAAAGTAGCGGGGGTGCGGCACAAATGACGATGCAGTCGCTTGCATCAAAACTGGGAGGACTGATACCTGTTGTGAGCGAAACAAGCAACGGACTTGCTTGGAAAGGAGGCTTTATAGACAGACCTAAAATAACATCCAATATGTCTATTGACAATTATACTAATCCAGGAATGTACGGTTTAGATGGATGTCAAGATTCTCCATATAAATATGGCGGACTAATAATATTTAGAGCTAATGTTTTAGTTGTACAAATCGTGTATGATATGCAAGGTTCAAACAGACCCAAATATAGGCAGAATTGGGCTAATCAAGGTTGGCAATCATGGTATTCTTTTTAACAGAGTATTGGCATATTTCACGATCTGGGAGAACTGATACCTGTGGCGAACACGGGAACTAAAGGTTTAACGTCTGCTGTTATGGCTAAAATGATTGGATTTTATATGGCTGTTTCAATTATTAAAAATAAGTATATAAAAATATCTAGCGTAAAGCCGTATAATCCTGTTTTTATCGAAGTTGTGTACGTTGGCAATGTAAATGGGTATCTGAAAACAGATATATACATAACTAGTGCAGCCGATGGAATTGTATATGTTTTTACCTCTAAAAAGGATGCGTATGGTGATCTTGATGGTGGACTTAATCTTTATAGAAAAGGGAATGACCTTTATTTGTTGATTGGCGATGGAATAACAGGAATGAAAGATGGTGGACTTTATATAAGAGGAACTGAAATCTCAACAGATGTGATTGATAGTGTTGATGGACTAACATTTGTCAAAAATATATGCAAATGATTGCTTCTGGGGGGACTCATGAATAATTTGAAGCTGTTCCCATTCATGTTTATAGGAAAGATAAGTGGTGAAACAGATTTCGATACATATAGAAAATCAGGAACTTATCATCTCGATGGTGCAAAAGGTAGCTTGCCTTTTTCTTATGGTGGACTTATTGTTTTTAATTGCGGAATTTTAATAGTTCAAATAGGATGCAATTTAAAAGTAAATGATTACTACATAAGGAATAATTGGAATAATGAGATGTGGACACCTTGGGCAAAAATTGGAACGACTGACCGGAATTAGATGAAATTTATTACCTTTGCACCGCACATGGCGTTGTGCATATCAGGATCGGGTGGCACCGGTTTGTACCGGACCACCCGTTTTTTAATCATGTCAGAAGTAGTTATCTGAGATCTTATATGTAATAAAACACAAAAGTTCCATAGTTAATGGCTGTTAGATTCTTTATTAAAATGTTACCGTTGTCAGACTCTTTATAAAGAGCTATTTTCCCACTATTAGAAGATTTATTGGTTGTAAAATAATTATCGATATTCTGTGTTATTAGCATTATATTAGATGATCCTGAATTGCAAAAAAACACACATGATGCAGATGTTGCATTAATTTTAAAACGTATTAATCCTGTATTCACACCAGTATCTATTATCTCATTTGCTCCAATATTCATTTCCTTACATTTTACCAATCTATTTTCCAACAGTTCTCCCAGAAGTGGATTAATCAGGTGTAGGTGTAATTATTTCACCTGTAATATTGGAAAAATCAGAAAAGTCTATTGTTAAGAAATTCGGTCTTGCTCTTCTAACTAATGATACCTTATACGAGATGAAAGAATCATCCGACTTAGGTAACACATACAATTTACTATTTGCATATTTAAAATCGCACCAATGCATCCCCATATATTTTATTTCTATGTTTTTAGATCCAGTAGGTATTGACATCACTCTATAAAATGCAGTATTAGCTCTCGAATAGACATATATTTCTATCAACGAAGAAGAAGTATATAAACCATTAGAATCAGCTTTATAGTCAATAATCAGACCTTTTCCTTTTTCTATATCAGTTACTGCAAATATTTTACTCATTAATCCATCCTTATCTGCTGTGGCCGTACCTATTAGTTCTCCCAGGTCGGTCATAAGAAATAATTTGTGTCAAATTATTCTATAGCTATGAATCTATAATATAAGGTTACATCATAATCATTATTTTTATATGTTATATTAATATTACCTGTATTACTATCCTTACTCAAAGATAAAAAACCTGTATTGTCATTGCCTATAAATGATAATTCTTTTTTTGATTTCTGATTAAGTACAACAGACACTGCGCCATTGAATGTATTTGAAACGCCATATATTAATAACCCTCTCTTAGTAATTGGTAGTTGAACTGTACTTCCTCTATTCAATGATACTTGCTTAATACTTAAATCACTAACTCCGATGAGTTCTCCCAGAAGCATTTTTTGTGGTTTATTTTGTAAATACAGAAGATTCTTTTAACTTTAAAAACAAAAAGTTGAATATGTTAGAGAAGATCAGATACCGTTTGGTTTATAACCGACAAAACAAGTTAAATCGACAAGGGACAGCCCTAGTCCAAATAGAAGCCTATTTGAATCAGAGAAAGGTATATTTTAAAACCAATGTTTATCTAAAGCCGGAGTGTTGGAGTAAGGATGGCGCTCAAGTAATTAACCATCCGCAATCGAATGAGCTTAACGCAATGCTATATGAGAAAATACTGGAGTTGCAGGCTATAGAACTTAGCTATTGGAAAAGAGGACTTGAATCAAACCTTTCCACGTTAAAGGAGGCTGTAAAAAAGGGAATTAAACCAGTTGTGTCTTTTTTAAAATTTGCAATACAAACGATAGAGAATTCTGATAGAAAACCGGGAACCAAGGATAACATGCTGGGCACGGTAGCCACTTTGAAGGAATTTCGGAGCGTGATAGAGTTTACCGATATAAACTATACGTTTCTAAAGGAGTTTGACGCATTTCTGCGCAACAAAGGATTGAAGGTAAACACGGTAGGAAAACACATGAGAATACTGCGTACCTTGGTTAACGAAGCAATAAACGAAGGTTATATATTACAGGAGGCATACCCTTTCCGTAAGTTCAAGATCAAGAAAGAGAAGAAGGAACATAACTTCTTGATGCCCGCAGACTTGGAGAAGCTGGAGAATCTTGAACTGCCGGACAGGAAGAACAACAGCCGGCATATACTGGACGCATTTCTCTTCTGCTGCTATTGCGGATTGAGATTCTCTGATTTCAAGCAATTGACTTATAAAAATCTCGTAACAGTTGATGGAAAGGAATGGCTAGTTATGAATAGCATCAAAACAGGCGTAAAACTCAATATCCCGCTATATCTGCTGTTTAACGGAAAGGCACTGGGCATAATGCGGAAGTACGACAGCATCGAACAACTGGCTGCATTAGGTTGCAATTCGGACACTAATCGGACATTGCAGAAATTGGGAAGGATGGCGCGTATCAGCAAGAAATTTACCTACCATACCAGCCGTCACACTTGTGCAACCCTATTAGTACATCAGGGAGTTCCGATAACCACCGTCCAAAAACTCTTGGGGCATACATCGGTCAAGACAACAGAGATATATTCCGAGGTGTTTGATGAAACGATTATCAAGGATCTGACAAGGGCTAACCAGAAGTATTCTAAACGTAGAAATGTAAAACAAAATCAAATAAAATCTCAAAAATCCCCGGAAAAATATCTCAGGCAGTAGAAATCTATAAAAGCTATCTGTTTTATACTTGTTTTTCCGATCCCATTCCATAACATTCGTTTCCTGTCAATAAAAATACAAACTCGCCAGTCTTGCTGTTCTATTAATTCTCTTCATTCATCTTGCAAGTAAAAAATATTGCATTAATGGCAATTTTTTAAGAAGATTGGTTTTTGTTTCAAAATTGGCTTCTCATAACTAATTAATATAGTTTTCTTTTTGTATTTCGTTTTAGAATTGATATCTTTGCTATTATCTTCAAAGTCTGAGCAAACGATATATAGGATATTGGACTGCAATGGTGTGCCTCGAAGGCCGAAGGTTAATGGCGTGAAAAGAATACTTGTTATGATAGAAGAGGACGTGGCAGCTATATTGGATAAGGAACAATCGGTATCATTATATGTCAATGAGGCTATAAGATTCTATCACGGTAACCGGCATTAATGCCGGTTATTTTTTTATTAAAACTATATTTAAAATCACGTTTTGAATCGTGTTGTTTAGATAAATTAAAGTCATATCATTTCGCAATACCCTAAAAATACCCACGAGAAGGAAAATATTAAAAATATACCAATACTTTTTGTATAACACCCGATGTTTTTTTATCAAAGCTTTGATATATCTTAAAAATATACCAATTATATATTATATTTTTTCGATACGTAATAAGACAGTGCTGCTACAGAATAAATTGCAGCGCAATCATCTGAACCATTATAGTCCAATACTCCATCCATAAACTCATTGTATTGCGGTATCTTGTCATAGTCTGAACGGAACATTATATTATTTTTGATAAAATCCAAAAAAGCAGATATCCTAGCGTCTGCTCCCATATTTTTATGTATGATTTTGACATCATATCTATCCCTTAAGCCCCGTGCTATAGGGAAATAATTTTTTTCACTTTCAAACAAGATCTCCGCTGGAGATATCCCTTCTAAAAATGACAGAAGAACATTTTCATCAAATGAACTTATATATGTCACATTATCGATATATATTCGCTCATTTACATAACATGAAACCATAATAAACTTTCCGGCATATTCGGGAAGAACATATACAAGTCTTGTTCCCTGAATATTTTTAGATATATCATAATATCTCATATCTTTATTTTCCTGCTTAATTTTACTTCGTTTCCTTTTCAAGGAGAAACGAGTATATTCATCCTTGAATACCCATACGGTAATATATCGCAGACAATCCACCAAGTGACCGTATCTCTCATAAGACTGTCCTGTAATCTTATCCTTTACTCTTTTTTTCAGCACCCCTCCATTAACGTCCTTCTTGGCATTGTTATAATCGACTATCGAGTTTTTACATCCATCATCTACCGAAAATGACATTCCCGAGCCTCCATCGAGCATGTAGTTTACAAATTCACCTGACATTGGTACGGACGGGTTAGAAGCCGGTATCCTTTCCTCAACATGGTAATCGCTTTCCAACCCTTCTACGAACTTATCAAGAAACGATCTCTTCTCTTCGTCTATAGTGTTCCCGTTTCTTGTCGAAGCGTCTCCGTACAGATACAGCATATCATTATACTTTATTGATTTCAGGTAATCTACCGCCATTTTTGAAGCCTGTGTTACCGTGTTGAACGGATCACTGGCGCATATCTCGTTAAACTGCCTTATACTACTTCCATCCACTTGGAAAAATGATATTGAAATATAAGGGAGCACATTGTTATCAATTGATATATGAACCGGCATCCCTTTAATGTAGTGTGTCGTTTTTATGTGTTTGTTTGAATCAAATGCATACAGGAACTCTCCTCCTGTCTTAATGCTTCCCCATTCTCCCAATGCGTATACCCTGTAGTAATTATAATCATGATCCTTGTACCATTGGTAATTAGATATCGTCTGTCTGTCATAGTATCCATACTTCCCGTCCGGAGAACCTACTACCCAGAAGTTGTTCTTATACGAAGAATGCAGCTCTACCGTATCCGATGGATATCTTTCCATTTTTCCCGTACGCTCATTAGCTATCATTCTAGATTTATTATATCTCTTTCCTAATATCCGGCTATAATCCTTAGGTAATAAACTCCTTTTTATCGGATATCTTACTTTCCCGTACAAATCATTCGGATGCTCATCCCACTCGTATGTATCAAGGATCTTGGTTTTTATCCACGAGTCCTCTGATACTGGATTAAAGTTGCATATAATCTGTAGGCCCTCCTTTCCTCGTAGGCGGAAACGTATTTGTGTGAAATCCTCATATTCAAACTCAGTGGCCTCTTCCATCACTATCCAGCGATATCCTGTGATAGACTTTATCTTCTCGGGATCGTCCAATCCTGTAAAATCGATTTTGCAACCATTTATACAGGTTATATTATTTTCCTTTGGAGCGAAAAACTGACTCAATTGAAGAGCTTTCATTTGGGTCTTAAACTCTTCATATACCGTATTCTTAAGACTGGCTCCAACTTTTCTCACAACGAGAGCCGAACCCTCTCCGGAGAATACAGACAACAACACGGATTGTGTCGTAGATACAGATTTCCCTGATGAGGAACCACCTCTGTTTATAATATACCGGATATCCTTGTCATGCATCGCCTCACGGATATGCCAAAACAGGGGATTAAACAATTTATACGAGAACACCATCTCTATCATTGCTCGTCCCCAATTATCATGCGCACATTGGTACTGACATCACTTTTTACTGGAGCATCCCATCCAAGCATCTTGCTTATCTGTGTAATGGCGGCTATTTTGCTATATAGCCGTATCTCTACTCCATATTGAGTATTCTTAATCGATTGGATGCAACATCGGACTGGTTTTGGTATATCATCAAGAGAACGGACAATAAACGTATCTTTACTTTTTAATTGAAGATCTATAGGGTCTACATTTACCACATTTGTAAGAAAACGCAATGCATCTTCCTTCTTCATGTCAGACTTTTTTAAGATATCAGCCTGCAATTCATTTACACGGGATGCGACAGATGGATTTCTCAGCAATTCAAATGCACGCTTACTAACGACCCCATCCTTCCATCCAATACTATTAGGGTAAGCTTTCCGATATGCATCTGTAGCATTACCTGTTTCTATATAATAATGACAGAAATTTTCTCTATTTGCTACGAGTTTTTTCCCCATAAAAGTCTTTTCGTCCGAAGAACGTACCGTGCTCCTTTACACGGAAACATTATAATTCAAAGTTACAAAAAATCTGAATAAAAACAAAACTTGTCATTTAATTCATTTTCTTAAAAGTTCTTTATCATGTAAACCGTGATCACAAGCTGTCTTATAAGCTCGATCCCGTAGTTCGTTCAAATTAATATTATTCATTGTCTATTTTTTTATAATCCTTACATCCATTACGATAAAAACCACCATCATATAAATCACTGTAACCATGGTTCACTTTAAACCGAAGAGGATGGTTTAGCGCACAAAGATCACTATAGTGCTGTTTAGCTGATTCTTCAATTACTTTCTCCATCTCATCATCATCTAATACCCTTTCGTCCGGTTTAAAATTCTTGCATGTATCACAGTAACGGATAGGTTTACGTTCTCCTTTTTTCCCTGAAGGCTTTTTAAACCCTTTTAGCCAACAGCTTTCGTCTTTGATAGGGCAACATCTACAGTAATCATCAATATCGTAAAATTGACAGTAACCGTCACAGAACCATTCTCGAAACTCTGTAAGCATTTTCTCTTTTATAAGTTCTTCCTTCATTTCCTTATTCCTAATTTAATTTCTTCATCCTTGATTATTTTCCCAATCTTGTCAGCTTCCTCATACCGTTCCTCTTTTATCAACAGTCTTTGCAATTCTGAAAGCTGGTTAATGTAAACAATATCGTTACGATCTGACACATGGCGGACATATCTTTCTATTTCATCCAGCTTATTCTCCATGCGTATATGCCACTTGCTTACCAAAATTAAAGTAAATGCCAGAGCACAAACGTTTAATGAGGCAAGGATGAATTTAAATATTGATTCTGCTATTTCCATAATCATATAAGTTTTAATGCTTCCTGTAAACCTGCTTCAAGTGCTTCCTCGTAGCTATCCCATTCCTCTCCATCATTTGTTCCTTTATAAGCAGAACTGATTATATGAGTTCCATTGTCAGCTTTAGATATTTCGTATCCATAACCACAGGCACAGTTATATACACATATATGAATATTTTTGGTTTCACGAAGCCACTTTTGGGCAATGGATTGAGTAGGATGGGAACATACTTTTATTGGTAACTCGCTATTTGTTCTATTAGTACCATATTGTCTACCATCTTCAATATTTATAGCAATCATACATGGTTCATTAAACCCTTTCTCTTTCAGCAACTTTGCTGTTTCTAATGTTACAAGTTCTTCGGTCATAACTATTTCTTGTTTAATTCATTCAACACTTTCTTTACCAATTCATAACGTGGTAATTGCCAATCCTTCGCAATATCATCTATTTTATCGTCATAATGATTGTCGTAAACATACTGATTAAGTCTATCAATAAATCCATCATCGTCAAGTCCTTCATCGCAATCATCAAACATATCAAGTTCACAGGCTAACTTGGAACATTCACAGTGGGATACCCAGTCATAAACACAACCGTCATAAACATTGGTCTGTCTGTTGTATTTTTCTCCAACGGAAATTACTCCACCGCAAAAATTGCACCTGTGCTCTTTACGAGCGACAGGAGTTTCATTTCTTAATACTTTCATAGTTATTCTCCTTTCTTCTTTTCACATTCTTCACAATGTAATTTATAAGCATGGGCAAACATCTTTAACGTAACAGGCTCAAAGTGAAAATCTGCCTGTTTCCCTTCTATGACAACTGAAACACATAATTGGCCATCGCAAAAATCAATATATGCCTCACCACCTCCATCTCCGTTAATGGAAAGTGTTTGTGTCTGTACGCTATTCATAATTATTCTCCTTTAATCTTTTAATTAGGGCATCAGCGCAATTAAGCGAATATTTAGCGACTACATCAGAATTAACACCATAGTCGTTTGCTATAACAATTTTAATAATGTCTTTTGCCAATTCGTACCTACGTTGTTCCCAATCAATGTTTTCACTAAAAAAATTAAGTTCTGACACCTTGATATACATGTTTCCCACCAATGCAGTACCATCATCATATAAATCCTTAATCTCTACAATTTCTCCAGTTGATTTTATTCTTGCTTTCATTGTTCCTCCTTTGTTTTAAAGTGTTCAATCAGTTCGTCTACAGTAGCCTTGTGATAACGTCCTGAAATAATGGTTGCATTATCCCAATTTTCATCCCAAAAGAACATAATGCCTTTTGGCTCTGTGAAATAATGATCGTTACCAATAGAATCGTCATAAGAAACGCTAAGAATGGAATCTGTTATAAACCACTGCATGTAGTTACTATCATCCCTCAATGCAGCGATAGCCAGGAATAGTTCTTCATTCGTTCCGCAATCAATACCATTACAGTCGTTGAGCGATTTTATATCATTAACCCAATTATCGCTACATTCGAGATTGTCGTATTCTATTGAGGAAAGCATTTTATATCCAATCTCTTCTAGCTTTTTTCTAAGTGCTTCGGTATTCTTTCTTATAAAGCACGGTGTTGTAAATCCCATAATTATTCCTCCTTCCCAACTTTAACATATCCGTTTTCGATGCACCAGCACAGCATTTCGTAGGCTGCATCAATAGGCTCTTTACTCTCTGTAATCTTTATTATTGACCTAGAATAAGGTTCCATATACAAGCACGTATAGCTATCTGCAAGTTTTTGCATGGTCAAAACTTGATTGCCGATGAAGCAAGGCAGCTTATCGAGAATGTCCTGCAAGGTGTAAGCAGGGTACACATTATCTTCACTAAATAGGCTTTCACTCCAAAACGATAAATCCCAAACTGAATTAGGTATTCCATCAAGTATTTGTGGATGCCACAAAAGCATACTTGTATTTCTTAATTCAATTCCAATCTTCTGTAAATGTTTTATCTGTCCAACTGACAATACCTGTTTCATTTCTTTTCCTCCTCCATTTTAATCTCTGTTATTTTGCCACGACTGACAAAGCACTGACCTATTCCCAAATCGAGTAAGGCACAATAGTTATCGTCTAAAAGATTAGAGCATTCCTGGCATAAGGAACATTCATTACAAAATCCTTCTGATGATTCATGCAGCACCCCATCTATTATTATTCCGTTCTTTACTTCCATATTAATCTCCTTTCTCTTTAATCCGTTTCAGTACATCCCTGTTGGCTTCGAGTATCTCATCGAAAGAGGGGATAGGCATCCAATAGATGGGTTTACTATTATGGCATACCCACTTCCCGTTCATTACAAAAGCTACTTCGTAATAATATCTGCCCTCGTAATTAGTCCCAACCAAAACACTTTCTAACTCTTCCGGCAACCGTTCATTAACGCTTATCCAAGGAGATTGCTTGGATTGCCATTGTGCGCCAGCTTTGAAAGCAAATCCCAAACTCACAATTCTTGTTTTATCAGCATTAGGATTGTTTTTAAGCCAACTATCCCAATATTCTTTTGCCGCTTCTTCTACTGTTTGTTTCATATCTTTTTTCATAATTCGTCAAACTCTTTTTGTAATTCTTTTATCTTACTATCCAAAGCATACATATAGCACTGAAGGAAATTCTTACCAAAAATTTCTTCCTTTAATGGTACATCATTGTGCATTCTGTTGTATGTAAATATCAATCCACCACCATATTTTATGTTAGAATTTTCAAGTGCCATCTTATGATCTTTGTATTCCTCTATTTTATTGTTGATTTCTATTGCTTTGTTGAATTTATCTTTATCCATATTTCTCCTTTCCACCTATCCTAAAAGCATATACATTACTACTAGGAATAGGTAATAAATTGTTGTTTTACTCATTTCGAATTAATTTTACACCTTTCTTAAATCCTTCAATAAAAGCATCTGAGCAAACCCTTTGTATTTCGGGTAAACAAACACCTCTACTTCGATTTAGAGGACACGTAGCGCAAGCCTGGCTTCGTCCGTTGGCTTGCTTTGCTGCTTTAGTTATTCCTTTCATAATTTCGACAACCATTGTTCATAAATACGTGTGGCTATCTGAGCCATCATTACGGGTGGTACTGACATTCCGCATAAATATTCAAGTTCATTTTGATTTTTAGTCTTATAATCAAGTGGGAATGTTGATATTTTTAGTATCTCATTTTTACTGAGAAATTTAGGCTCCTTTTCTGTCATCATGGTTCCGTGTCCTCCTATAAAAGTGGGGGGTACACAATCCTCTTTTAATAGTATATAATTGAAAAAGCTTCTTTTCCCACGTAGTTTTATACAAGCACTTGCCAAGTCATAATCTTTAGGTTCGTGGGCATCCCATAATTCACGTAATTTTGGAGAATTAATTTCCTTGCCTTGATAATCTGAAAATTCACCATAAATAATAGGCTCTTCTTTAAAATCCATGTTAATATATGGCTCCATGTTAAACAGATTAGATACATTCAAAAAATTGATCCCTAAATCATGTCTAATGCAAATAAAGAAGATCCGTTCTCTTTTCTGAGGAACACCCATCTTTGACGCATCAAGAAGGAAATGCTGACAATAATAGCCAGCGTTATCAAAATCTTTATATATGCGCCTAACATAGTCTATTGCACTTCCCATAAGTAAACCTTTCACATTTTCGGCTACTACAACTTTTGGTTGCAATACCTTTGCTAAAGCTATGAAATCAAAGAAAAGCGTATCAAGAACTTGTGCAGATTGTCCTTCTCTGAATTTCTTTTCTTTACCCCAAGCATCCTCACGAGAGCCAGATATACTAAATGTACTACAAGGTGGTGAACCGTCTAATATTTCCAAGTTGTACAACTCTTCGGGAAGATCTTCTCTATGTAATAAATTGCGAATATCTTCTAAGAAAGTATATTGAGGGTTATGGTTTTCAATGTAGCATTTCATCATTTTGGGATCTATTTCATTGCAGCCAATTACATCAAATCCGGCTAACTTGTAACCCATTGTAGAGCCACCACCACACGCAAAGCAAGAAAACACTTTGCCTTTATCTTTCGTGAATTTGGCTTCTGAAAGCCTCCAATTATAGGGGAATTTATGTTTTTGCATTTCCATATAAATTAAAATGGTAAATCACTTTCACCAGGTCTGCAATCCTCAATTTTGTATTGAGTATCTTCAACTGATTTTATAGTACACAAAACGTATGCTTTCTTTTTTAAAAGAGTTGCAAGCCTTTTCGCTTCTTTTTCCGCACTATCCAAGCTGTCATGCTTGCAAGCTGGGGTAGCACACCCTTCCACAAATACCATGTAAAATGTATTCATATTCGTTCCTATTTTGAATTATTTTTTTATAACTACCGCCATTGTACTAATAGAAGTGCCACTCTCTTTAAACTCGCCTGCGCTGATTTCAAACACTTCTCCATGTACTTCTTTCAGCCAGTTGCGGAAATCGATACATCTCTTTTCCGAAGCGAATTTCCAGTGTTGGCTGGTTATTGCTGCAAGTGTGCCGCCTTCTTCCAACCGATCATACATAAGCCTGACATGCTCTATATCCTGATTACCGGAAAACGGAGGATTTGCAATAATCTTAGTGTAACTACCTACACTGTCTTTGGTAAAGTCTTCATCAAGCAATATTACGTTGTTAAGGGTGTGAAGAAATTCTCTGTTTTCCGGCATCAGCTCATAACACTCAACCATCACAGAAGGACAAGCTCGGTGAATGGCTTTAATAAGCGCGCCACGCCCGGCACTTGGCTCCAGTACCGTATCATCCTCATGTATCCCTCCGGCAAGCATAACCAGCCAGTCGGCAACATCAGACGGAGTTTCAAAAAATTGATAATCCTGCTGTAGGTTGCACCGTTTACCCTCTTTCAAAACGGAAAACACACGTTTCGGATTAAACGGGAATGTGAAACCCTGTATCTTCCCACCTTGCCATGAGCCGCCGGATTCTTCTATCCACTTCTTTGCTTCGGCATAAGATTTTTTATTAAATTGAACTTGAGGAAGTTTGAGGATATTGTTCTCAAGAGTACAATGTTTCAGTATTTCTTCCACATTCCATTTTTTGCCTTCGTCAGCCTGTTTCTTCTTTTCCCCAACCGGAGCGTCAGGTGCTAACAGTGAGGATATTTTTTGAACGACGATGTTGCTTGCGTCCATGAAGGCACTGACGCAAGATATCGCTTCGATCAAGAAATCGGTGTCAACATGCCCGGTATCGTCATAGATGTCTATCCCTTCGGTCATGGATGACAGTTCATTGAGCTGCGCAACACTACCATGTAACGTTTCGATTAAAATCTTTTTTTTGTTCGTCATAACTTTTCTGCAAATAAATTCTAGTTGTGTCTACACTCCCATGGCCTAAAAGGTCAGCGAGTTGAATTACATCTTTGTTTTTTTTAAGGAACATCTTAGCGAAAAAATGGCGAAAGGCGTGTGCGTGCATCTTCTTTGAATCGATGCCGCAATGTTTTCCCCATGCTTTCAAATGCTGAGAAAAGCCACGCTGTGTGATCGGGCCGAATCTCCCTACCGCAAAAATCCCGGTTTTACCATGTTCCTTAGCGTAAACCTTCGCTTCCTGCTGTAATTGCTTTTGGAAGAAAAAACGTCTGTACTTGTTACCTTTACCTTTCAATGTAACCTCACCACTAATTATATCCTCCCATGTAAATCGTTGAAATTCCGACAGACGGGCGCCCGTTGTACCCAATACCTTAATAAAGAAATAGTAATCCTTATTATTTTTTTTCTTGAGATATTCCAACAGCCGGTTATATTCCTCTTCGGTCGGCACATTGTTCACATCAAGTTTGCGCTTTATTTTGGGGCGCTTCAGTTCTATAGGCTTCTTCAGCCATTTAGAGAATCTTTCGATTGCTGTAATCCGCAAACGGATGGTAGCGGGAGATAATTTTTCTTCTTCAAGACTTTTTATAAACCTCCTGCAATTATCCATGTTTACCTCATTGGCGTATTCGAAATACTTCTTCATGGATGTGTAATATATATCAACTGTATGAGAAGAGTAATCATTGTTATCAGTCAACCATATTATGAAATCATGGAGTAGTTTCTTATTTTTCTCTGAAATGACGTCAAGCTTTTCCAAAGGTTTCACCGCCTTTTCCCTTTTTCCATATCCGATGTTGAGATAGGATAATAGATCGCATATCGCTGAACACATTAGCGAATGACGCACCATGACATCTGCATTTTCACGCTTGTAATTCAAATAACCACGGCGGTTCACTTCTTTGGTCATCTCTAAAAAATCCGTGACATGCTTGATATATTTCCCGACAGTATCATAAGTCCTTCCTGTCGTGTATATGTAAGAAATATAATCAGTTAATATCTTCTGCCTGTCATTATTCATAATCTTGTTTAATTAAATTATACCAATCATTGCTATCTTCAAAAAAACATCTGTATCCATTAGCCGTATGTTTGCCTCTCACTTTCCGACATATAGCACTGATCAGAGAAGGAGCCACGCCAATCATCTTACCAGCCATTTGTATCGAAGGGAATACTCCACATAATTTCTCATCCTTTATCAAAACAACGCTCTTTTTATTCATGCCTGCACCAGTCTTATGCCAAGCCCCACGTCCTTTAGACAGATTTTTTATACTTCTGGCCTTGGAACGTTTTGAATGATAAACCATTTTACGACCCTTGTTGCGAGAAACACAACCCTTTAAAAATCGTCCGGTAATAAAGTCTCTCTCAAATCGCTCAGGCGGTATATATAATTCACTCATATCTAATCAGTTTTAAATATTAATCTTTTTCGATGAAAGTGTTAGTCGTGTTTATCACACCAGCAGAATCAACGCTCTTACCATCCCGGATAAACACTTTTTCTCGCATTAACTCTTCATAGTCATATAGTGACATTCCGATTACACACACACGACCATCAACATACAATTTACATTTCATTAATTCAGTTTCTTCTATCGGACCGATAACATCTATTTGAATTGTTCTTTTATTCATAATTTTCCTGATTTGAATTAATAATTTGGAATTAGTTGATAGGAGATGCGGTTTCGGTAAGGTTGTCTAAATCTCTCAAGAAAACTACTACATCTTGGATAACGGGTACTCCATTCAAAGCCGAAGTGGTCAGATTGATACTATAAATATCAATACTTGGATATTTATCGGTAAGTAGCTTATTTAGTAGCGCAATAGATTTGTCATTGTAGATAACCATCCTATCTTCTATCTCAAAACCTAACCGAGACAAGTATTCTTCTTTCTTTTCTTCTCCTGCCTTTGAAACACGGGAAGCGAAAACCATTCCACTCAATGAGATTTTTGCAACGTATTCTCCAAAATAAAAGTCACTAACATGCCCAAATCCATATTCAGTCCACCAATTTCTAAATGATGATACCATAATTTTCAAACGTTCTCTAACATCTTCGTTTGAAACCTTCTCCCCAAGCTGATGACGTAATTTTCGATTTTCATCATTCAATGAGCGGATTTGTTCAGTTAATTTCTTTTGTTTCTCTGCAAGTACACCTTCATATCCCATTCGGGTAAGAAACCTATTCACATTGTGGTCTGTCAGAGAAAGGATGTTTTCTTTCATTCCTTCGGTGAGCTGCCCTTTTTCGAGCATCGTTATAGCCAATCCTAAATTTTGCTGAATTTCTTTATATTGCTTTTTCAATTCAGTTATCAGTTCTCCGTTAGAATCTTCTACAATAGCTGGCTTATCTTGCCTGTTAAAATCAAGCTGTCTTTCTTTCATTTCTAATTCGTTTTGAACCATTTTCCTGATGTCAGGTAAATGGTAATTATTATCAATTAAATTCTTATTGTAATATCAGCAAGCTGTTAATCAACTTCCACTAACTCACCGTTTTCCAGTCTATACCATGTATCAGCCTTGACAACCTCACCATCAACTGCTACAGCCTTCCAATCAACAATATCATACGTATCATCCCTTTCCTCAGCTATGACCAAAATTGCACCTATTCCGCCTTTTACCTGAACATTTTTCCCTCTTGCTACTGACAAACCATTAGATCCTGTTGAAGCCTCCCCTCTTGCCGTGGCAGCACCTCCATCACCAGCCGTGGCAGCACCTCCATCACCAGCCGTGG